CCGTCCACCGCGGGACCTGGAGGCTTGAGGTCACGACGCCGCCCAGCGGCACCGAGGACGCCCGCGTCGAGATCCGGAGGTACTGACAACATGCGCACCTTCCTTCTCCTCCTCGCGACCCTCCTCCCCGTGGCGCCGGCGGGTGCGGACTCGGCCTTCCCCGGGCCCGCGTACCCGGAGCGTGGGGGTGAAGGTGGAGCTGCCGCGCCGGGCATGATCGGCGACGCCTTCACCCAGGAGACCCTGCACTACTGGTACAGCCTCTCGGACATCCCCTTCCCGCTGGAGATCGAGCCCGAGGACGGTTGGACGAACATCTACTGTTCGGCAACCGATGCGGGCAACTGGGATGCCGGAGACGACGGTGCATCGGGGCTCACGCCGGAGCTTGCCCAGAAGACCCTCTCCGTCTGCAAGGCCACGGCCCTCTCCCAGCCCTACGGCCGCATCGTTCTCGACCACGAGACCTTCTGCGTGGACCAGTACGACACCGCTGGCGACGGCTACACGGACACCAACCCCGGCACGGAGACCTACGAGTTCGACTTCGAGGACACAGGCGCGACGTTGGGCCGCGATACCATCACGCGCTCCGAGGGCTCCTTCGTTGACGATGACTTCCAGCCGGGCCAGGAGATCACGGTCACGGGTACCGCGTCGAACAACACGACCTTCATTGTGCAGGAAGTGACGGAGCTCGTTCTCACGCTCAACACAATCGGAAACGACGCTACAGACGAAGGTCCCACCGCGTCCAACTCGGGCCCTCTCGCCATCTCGATCGACCACGCTCAGGCGCAGGGCTCGCCCGACGGGGACTGCGACCACGACGGCAGCACCGCGGGTGCGGGCTACGGCGACGGCATGGGGCTCGTGGAGGACTCCGACACGGAGCCCGGAACCGAGCGCACGGACCTCGCCTTCGCGCTGGAGAACCCGCTCTGGTGGCTCTGGTGCCCGCCGGGCGGGGCCTGCACGATCGACCAGCGCGGCTACACCGGCACAGAGCCGTGCCTTACCTGGGGCGTGGACGACGAGCGGTCGCAGCTCCTCGTGTCCGGCTCTCTCTCGATCGAGTGCGCGAACAACGCCTCGGGTGCCGGGGTGCCCATCGACTCGGAGTGGGAGGGCATCATCCGCTACGTCGGAGACGGCAGCCTCCGTGTGCATGGGGCCGTCGGCGGAAGCTCGAACATCATCTCGGCGCATGAGTTCTCGGTCTCCGACGCCTACGGCGACTTCACGATGGCGTTCGCGAACACCTCCTGCACCGACGGGTCCAGCTCGTCGCCGATCGTTGCGACGAATGGCATCGGCGCGATCAGCTTGCACAGCGCGAACCAGATTTCCGCGCACAGTTGCTCCGGCGCAAGCCTTGTCTCGGTGTCGCAGGTGGGCGGCGAATCCTTTGCGAACCTCAGCTCGGAGCAGCAGACCCGGATGGGACAGGGCGCTGCACGGGTCTCCACCTCGGGTCAGCGTCTCACGCTTCCCGCCACGCAGACCACCGACATCTCGGAGGTCGTGAACCTTGCGCCGTCGGCACTCGAAGGGCGTCCGAATCACGTCGAGTACCTCTCTTTCTCCAACTTCTTCGACAACCAGGGCGAAGGAGACTTCCCCAACCACATCGAGGCCAACCCTGTGGCGGCAGGCGCTCGGATCGTCTCGCGCCTGATCTATCCGACCTTCGGGTCGATTCCGGCTATCTCGGGTCGGTACATGATCATTCCGGGTGCCTTCGACGACACGGATGTCTGGGACATCCACGTCGCCGGCTGGGTCATGGAGGAGGGCGGCGGCGAATTCAAGGCGGCAACCGGAGTCACCGCCGTCAACCAGTTCATCCGCATCACCGACCCGAGCTGGGCCGACGGTGCAAGCGTCGCGCGGTTCGTGGACGGGATCTACCGCTCCCCGGACGCGGACCCGTGGCGCATCGACGTGACGGGCGCCCCAAGCGATCAGTGCCCGGACGCCACGCTGGAAGACCTCGCGAGCTGCGTGAACGGCCAGAGTCCCGGCTCCATCGAGATCAGCAACAACACGAACATCTCGACGGCGGAGAGCGGTACGGCAACCGGGGCCAGCACCGTGAGTCGGGTGGTGAAGAGCGGCGGCGGGCTGACCGCTGACGCCTTCATCGGCGGAATCCTGATGACGACCGGCGGCACCGGGGACGATCAGGCACGCCGGATCACCGACAACGACACGGCGGGATTCGACGTGTCCCCGGATTTCGACATCTCGCCGGACGCGACGACCACCTACGTCGTCACCATGTACGTGGACGCGCAAGGGCGGTGCCAGCTCGAAGACGCGAATGATTGCGAGGATCACGTCGCGGGCGGCGTGTCGGACTACAACGCGACGCTGGAGCAGCGGCAGTACTGCCCGTCCTACATCTGCGGCACGACGGGCCGTCGGTACATCGGCCAGCCTTCAGTCTGGAACGATGCCGGGCGCCAGCGACCCGATCCTTGGGTTGCGCGCTGATGCCCCTCTCCGACACCCCCACCACGATCGCCTGCGCGCTCCCCCGCGATCCCGCAACGGGCGCCGTCCACGTCCACCAGCTCACCGCCGAGGTGTGCTGCACGGGCGAGGGGGACGGCTTCCTGCGGATCGACGAGTGGGAGCGGGTGGGCGACGCGGCGCACTTCGCGGTGCCCGAGCTGGCTGGCGGGTTCCACTACGCCGCGTGTCCCCACAGCGCGGCGACAGTCGGCTCCCGGCCCCTCGTGGCGGGCGACGGGATTCCGCTCCCGGAGCCGGGAGGCTGGCTCCCGATCCTCGTCTGCGTCGTGCTCGGCGTCGTGCTCGCGTACTTCTCGCAGCGGGGGCCCCGGTGAGCGAGGAACCGGACGCGGCCGACGTCGCCGCGGTGGCGGCCATCCTGGGGCCCGAGGACGACGCCTCAGTTGTTCGCAAGCCCATCCCGCTCGCGCGCCGCCCGCGGAAGCGGCTGCTCGTGGTCGGCTCGCCGCGCAGCGGCACGCGCTTCTTCGCGGGCTGGCTCCAAGACCTCGGGATGCGCGTGAAGCACGAGAGCATGGGGCAAGACGGGACGGTCGACTCGACGTTCACCGTGCCCCGGACCACGGCGGACCCCGACTCGTGGAGCAAGGCTGGCCTCTACCAGTATAGGTTCGACAAGGTGGTTCACCTGGTCCGAAGCCCGCTGCGGGTCATCGAGTCGCTCGCGCGCGAGCTCCCGCCGTCGTGGTGGCGCTGGCAGGAGATCCACACCGGGATCGCCGTGGAGGGGGAGCGACCGACCTTCGACGAGGTGGCCCGCTGGTGGCTCTGGTGGACGGAGAGGGCCGACCGGCTCTCCTCCCGGCGGCTTCGGGTCGACCCGCTCTTCGCCGGCGGGTTGGCGACCAACGTGGGCCGGCGCGCCCGTGTGGTGCCAGAGCTCTGGCGCGACGCACTCGCCCCCGAAACCGAGTCGGCCCTCCTCGTCCGGATGCAGCAGTATGGCTACGATTGGGTCTGAGGAGGACCACATGAAGAAGAATCACATGGGAAAGCGCCTGGGCTCCAAGCCCTACGGGATGGACTCCTACGGCCACAAGGGCGGCCAGGAGGGGAGCGGCGGCTCGAGCCACTCCCCCCTCGACGTCCACGGCAAGACCATGTCCAAGGCCAAGTGCTTCATGGGCAAGGGCAAGGGCAAGGGCAAGGGCAAGGGCAAGAAGGGCTACTAGCGCTTCTCGGGGAGCCGCCGTGGAGATCCGACTCCCCTACAGGTGGAAGCCGCGCGCGTACCAAGAGCCCCTCTGGAGCGCGCTCGAGGGCGGCGTGAAGCGCGCCGTGGCGGTCTGGCATCGCCGCGCCGGGAAAGACCTCCTCTCGCTCAACTGGACCATCCGGGAGGCCATGCGCCGGCCGGGCCTCTACTGGCACGTCCTCCCCACCTACGCGCAGGGCCGCAAGATCGTCTGGAACGGCATGACGGGGAAGGGGCGCCCCTTCATGGAGCACTTCCCGCCGGAGCTCGTCACCCGCAAGACCGACCAGGAGATGACGGTCTGGCTGCACGGCGGCTCGATCTGGCAGGTGATCGGGACCGACGACGTCGACCGCCTCGTCGGCGCGAACCCCGTCGGTGTCGTCTTCTCGGAGTACAGCCTCCAGAACCCGCAGGCGTGGGGCTACCTGCGCCCGATCCTCGCGGAGAACGGCGGCTGGGCGCTCTTCATCTACACGCCGCGCGGTCGCAACCACGGATGGAAGATGCTCCAGATGGCCGAGGAGCATCCCAAGTGGTTCGCGCAGGTGCTCGACGTCGACGCCACGCACGCGGTCTCACAGGAGGCGATCCAGGAAGAGCGCGACGCGGGGATGCCCGAGGAGCTCATCCAGCAGGAGTTCTACTGCTCGTTCGACGCCCCGCTCGTCGGCGCCTACTACTCCGTCGAGATGATGCGCGCGCAGCAGGACGGGCGCATCGACCGGGTCCCGTGGGAGCCCCTCAAGCCGGTCATCACCGCGTGGGACCTCGGCGTCCGCGACGCGACGTCCATCTGGTTCGCGCAGAAGGTCGGCCGCGAGGTGCGCCTCATCGACTACTACCACGCGACGGGCGTCGGACTCGACCACTACGCGAAGGTGTTGCGCGAGAAGCCCTACGCCTACAGCGAGCACTTGGTGCCCCACGACGCCCGGGTGAAGGAGCTGGGGCCGGGGAAGACCCGCGTGGAGCAGGCGCTCGAGCAGGGCATCCGCATGACCGTGATGCCCAACATCCCCCTCGCGGACGGCATCCAGTCGGTCCGCGCGCTCCTCGCCCGGTGCTGGTTCGACGAAGTCCACTGTGAGAAGGGGGTCGAGGGGCTCAAGCAGTACGTCAAGAAGGAGACCGAGGAGCGGGACCCGGACGGGAACATCGTCTACCAGGACACCCCCTTCCACAACTGGGCCTCGCACCCGGCCGACGCCTTCCGGACCCTCGCCATGGGGATCGACCGCGAGGAGTGGGACGAGTTCAAGCAGCCCGACGCCTCTTGGGTCGTGTAAGGTGGGGGGAGGGGAGCCGAAGAATGTCCCGGACATCATCCGCGCGCTGGGGGCCCTGGAGTCCCGGGTCGCGGCGCTCGAGGCGAAGGTGGGCGAGGGGAACGTGGGCGAGGAGGTGCGTCACATGCGCCAGGAGGTCACGATCTTCCGCGTCCTCGTGGGCCGCAAACTCAACCTGCACCCTGCTGTGCGGAAGGCCCTGGAGCCCCCGAAGATGCCCAAGGAGCTGGTCGACGACCTCTGGGCGCGGGGGCTGATCGAGAAGTGAGCGGAGCGGACCCGAACCTCTACGACATGGGCGACGTCCTCGGCATGGAGGAGGTCGAGGCGCTGCTCTCCGCCGAGGAGGAGTCCGGCGCGGAGTCCGCCGTTGCCGGACGCGAGATCCGCCCGCTCGACGAGGGGGAGCTCGCGTCTGCCATCGAGCAGGAGATCCAGAACGCGATCGGCGGGATCGAGGGCGACATCGCCGAGGAGCGGCGGCTCTCCATCAGCTACTACCTGGGCGAGCCGTTCGGCAACGAGGTCCCGGGCCGCTCGAGCGTCATCCTCGAAGACGTCCGCGACACGATCGAGTGGGCGATGCCCCACATGATGAAGATGCTGGCGCCCTCGCCGCAGTTCTTCGACTACCAGCCGGTCGGAGAGGAGGACGTCGAGCAGGCCCAGCAGGCCAGCACCTTCATCAACCACAAGTTCGAGCACAAGCTCCGCGGCTACGAGTGGATCTACGAGACCGCGAAAACGGCGCTCCTCGAGAAGCGCGGCTTCGGCAAGGTCTACATCCTCGAGCGCACCGAGCCGAAGATCCACCACTACTACGAGCTCGACGACGAGCAGGTGCAGGCACTCGTCGGCGAGGATGGCGTCGAGCTCCTCGAGCACACCCCCTACCAGAAGATGCTCGGCGAGCAGGCGCCGGTCGTGGACCCGGAGACCGGGCAGCCGGTCGTCGGCCCCGACGGGCAGCCCGCCATGCAGCCGGTCCCGACCAACCTCCACGACGTGAAGGTGAAGGTCGTCCGCACCGAGCGCGAGCTCTGCCTCGACTCGATCGCACCCGAGGAGATGCTCACCGCCCGGCGCATGATCGAGCTCGACGACCGCGCCACGTTCGTCGGGCAGCGCAAGCGCATGACCGTCTCGGACCTCATCGCCGAGGGGGTCGACCCCGAGGTCGCGCTGGGGCTCCCGGACGACGACTCCCCCGAGTACGACACCGCCCGCACCACGCGCCTGTCCGAAGAGGAGACGTTCCCGGATTCAGGCGACGAGCGCGCCGACGCGGCCAGTCGCGAGCTCTGGGTGACGGAGTGCCACATCCGGATCGACGAGGACGGCGACGGCTACTCCGAGCTCCGCCGAGTGCTCGTCGCCGGCGAGTCCGCCATCACGATCATCGAGAACGAGGAGGAGTCGTCCAACGGCTTCGTCTCCATCTGCCCCATCCCGATCCCCCACAAGTTCTACGGGCTCTCGCTGGCCGACCTGGTCCGGGACCTCCAGCTCATCCGCAGCACGATCCTGCGGCAGGCCCTCGACAACCTCTACCTCACCAACAACAGCCGCAACGTGGTGCTCGAGGGCCAGGTCAACCTCGACGACCTGCTCGTGTCACGCCCTGGCGGCCTCATCCGAGCCCGCGCGCTCGACGCCGTGAAGCCGCTCGAGGTGCAGCCCGTCTCGCGCGACGCCGTCGTGGCGCTCGAGTTCCTCGAGAGCGTGAAGGAGAACCGGACCGGGATCACCCGCTACAACCAGGGCTCCGACTCCGGGTCGCTCAACAAGACCGCGACGGGCGTGTCGCGCATCATGAACGCCGCCTACGCGCGGCTCGAGCTCATCGCGCAGCTCTTCGCCCGCCAGCTCCAGCGCCTCGGCAAGCTGCTCCTGCGCGCCTACGTGGAAGGCGGCTTCCGCGAGGAGACCCTGCGGCTCACCAACGGCGAGTGGGTGACGTTCGATCCGCGCCCCTGGAACGCGGACATGGACGTCACCGTCCAGGTCGGCATGGGCGTCGGTCAAGCCGCCGAGCGGCTCGACGCCATGGAGCGTATCATGGCGGTGCAGGAGCGGATGGCCGGCCACCCACTCTTCGCCTCGATGGTGACGCGCGAGAACGTATACGCCGCGGCCGAGAAGATGCAGCACGCGCTCGGCTACATGCGGGAAAACCAGTTCTACACGAACCCCCGCGACCTCCCGCCGCCCGAGCCGCCCCCGCCCAGCCCCGACGAGATCAAGGCGCAGGCCGAGGCGAAGTCGAAGGACGAGCAGTCGAAGCTCGCCGCCGCCGAGCAGCAGCGCAAGATCCTGGCCGACCAGGCGCTCGCCGACTTCCGCGTGAAGGAGCTCGACGAGCAGACACAGGTGGAGTTCGCGAAGATCGAGAGCGAGGAGCGGCTCAAGCGCGAGGAGCTGGAGTCGCGCGAGCGCGTCGAGAAGATGAAGGTCGAGGCCCAGAAAGAGGCCGCGAAGATGCAAGCCCAGGCCGCCAAGGATCGCAGCGGCGAGAAGGAGAAGACGTCATGACCGCGAAGCCCGTCCCCTGCCCGGAATGCGGAACCCCCGCGGTGGACTTCCGGGGCACCGACGAGGAGCCCACGCACTACCTCTGCATGAACAGGCACGAGTGGCCGGTGGAGGGGGAGATCCCCGTCACCAGCCCGGACGCCGAGCGCTCCTGCGGTCTGGCACGCGACATCCTCGCCATCCTCGCCAAGAACGACGGCGACCGCGGCCGGGTCGAGGTGGCGCGGCGCTGCACGCAGGAGCTCGAGTACGCCGGCGCGGAGGTCCCCGTCCATCGCCACCACCCGGTGAGCGCCCACACGCCGAGCCACGAGAGCCCCTACGAGCGGAAGGAGCGCCGGCAGGCCCAGCGCCACATCGACGCCGCAGAGGTCGAGCGCGCCAAGCTCGCGGAGGACGAGCGCCAGGAGCGGCTCAAGGCCGAGGCGGCCGAGGGCGCGGATGGCTGATCGCTGGGACCTCCCTCTACCGGAGGTCGACCACCTCGACGCCGGTGAGCAGCGGGGGCTCGTCGAGGAGGCTGTCCGCCAGGGCGACGCCATCCAGCGCTTCCTCGAAGACGAGGACGTGCAGGCGGTTCTCAACCTGATCGAGCAGCGTCTCGTGGATCGCTGGAAGGGGACGGCCCTCGGCGAGCGCGAGCAGAGGGAGGCCGCCTACCACCTCTGGTACGCCTTGGCCGAGGTCCGGGAGGGCTTGCGCTCGGTCGCAGAGGGGGGAAGGCTTGCCAAGAGGCGTCTCGACGAGCTCGATCGCGAGTCGGGGCCCCCGGAGAGGAGCGAATAGGTGGGTGTTGGCCTGATCGAAGACGTCGACCCGGACGTCCAGTCGTCGCTCGAGGCCCTGCTCGAGAACGACCCGGAGTTCTCGGACGACGGGACCGAGGAGCGGAAGCCGGCCAAGCCCGCCAAGGCGGTCGGCTCCCGGGGCGGGAACCAGCGCCGCGACGACGACTCCGAGCCCGAGGGCTACGACGGCGAGGAGGAGGGCGAGGAGGAGGGCGAGGCCCAGCGCGCCAAGGCCGCCGAGGAAGAGGGCGAGGAGAAGGCTGAGGACGACGAGGAAGAGGGCGAGGGCGGCATCGAGACCCTCTCGCAGCTCGCCGAGGCGTTCGGCGTCGACGAGAAGGAGCTCCGCGGCGCCCTGCGCGTCGACCTCGGCGAGGAGCGCGGCGAGGCGACCCTCGGCGAGCTCATCGAGCGCGCCAGCGCCGAGCCCGACACCTCGCGGGTCGACGAGGCCGTCTCGGCCTACGAACAGCAGGCGTCCCAGCTCCACGAGCAGTGGAGCGAGCAGACGCGGCAGCTCGCGGCGCGCGCCAACGCGCTCATGAACCTCATCGAGGCCGACGACTCCCGGATCTCGCAGGCGCGCGAGCGCGGCGACTCCGAAGAGGTGCTCCGGCTCCTCGACGACCAGCAGCGCCGCCGCGAGGCGCTCAACGGCGCCATCGGCCACATGCAGCAGAGCGAGCGCCGGTGGAAGGCGCAGCAGGCCGAGGACGAGAGGAAGTACCGAGAGCGCGAGACGCAACTGCTCCAGCGGAAGATGCCCGCCCTGCGCGACCCCGCGAAGTCGCAGGCGGCCATGGCGGCCATCGAGAAGAGCCTCACCGGCGTCGGGTTCACGCAGGACGAGGTGGAGTCCCTCACGGACCACCGCGCCATCCTCGTGGCCCACAAGGCCGCCGAGTACGACCGACTCGCCGCCAAGATCCGTGCCGGCAAGAAGAAGGCCGCACTCAAGCTCCCCCGCGTGCTCAAGCGCAGCGCGCGCGACGACAAGGCCCCGCAACGCGCCACCGCGAAGCGGTCGAAGGACAAGATGACCCGACTCCGCTCCTCGGGCTCGGAGGCGGACGCCGCCGCCGTGCTCTTGGATCGGATCGACTGAGGAGGTTCCGAGATGGCGACTCCCGCAGGCGCATTCGACACCGTCGAGTCCGTAGGAGACCGCGAAGACCTGTCGGACGTGATCTACAACATCGCGCCCACCGAGACGCCGTTCATGATGCTGGCGGGCCGGGGGCGCGCTCGGCAGATCAAGACCGAGTGGCAGACCGACGACCTCGCGACCGCGTCGACCACGAACGCGAAGATCGAGGGCGAGGACGCCTCCTTCGCGCGCCCGGACGCCACCGTCCGCGTCGGCAACTACACCCACATCGCCGACAAGACGGTGCAGGTGACGGGCACCCAGGACGCGATCAACAAGGCCGGCCGGCGCTCGGAGCTGGCCTACCAGATCGCCAAGCGCGGCAAGGAGCTCAAGCGCGACCTGGAGGCCCAGATGACGGCCAACCAGGCGTCGGTCGCGGGCAACCGCACCACGGCCCGCGTCTCGGGGTCGCTCCGGGCGTGGCTCGCCACGAACGACGACCTCGGCGGCGGCGCCGCGGCCTCGGGCGGCTACAACTCGGGGACGGGCGTCGTGGACGCCGCCACCAACGGCACCCAGCGCCCCTTCCTCGAGAGCGACCTCAAGAGCGTCATCGCCAACTGCTGGGACTCCGGCGGCGACCCCACCATCATCATGGTCGGGAAGCACAACAAGCAGGTGGCGTCGGGCTTCACCGGGCACTCGACCCGCTACGACCGCGGCGAGGACAAGCGGCTGGTGGCGGCCATCGACGTCTACGTGTCGGACTTCGGCGAGCACCGGCTGGTGCCCAACCGCTTCCAGCCCGAGCGCAACGCCTACGTGCTGACGCCGCGGCTCTGGCAGGTCGGCTACCTCCGTGGCTTCCGGCAGCACCCGATCGCGAAGACCGGCGACTCCGAGAAGCGGCAGCTCCTCGTGGAGTACACGCTCAAGAGCCTGAATGAGGCCGGCTCGGGAGTCGTGGCCGACCTCACCGTCACGTAGGGGGCCGACATGTCCAAGATGGATCGGGCCGACGACGTCGTCGTCGTGCTTCCCGCGATCTCCGTGGCCTCGGCCGCCGTGGCGGCTCGCTTCGTGATGCCGCGGGCGATGAAGCTCGTGAAGTCGTTTGGCTCCACGAACGCGGCCTACAGCGCGGCGCCAGTGGTGACGTTCGCGAGTTCCAAGGGCAACCTCGCCGACACACTCGACCTGCCGAACGCGGCCGGCGCGGGCGAGACGGCCGAGGCCGACCACCGCGAGGAGGAGAACAACGCCTTCGCGGAGGGGACGGAGCTGACCGCCACGGTGGGGACCCCCTCGGCCGGCGACACGGCGAACGTGACGCTCGTCCTGCGCCCGCTCTGAGGTCCGCCCCATGGCGCGCCTGCGCCCGCTCCTCTCTGACGCCATCGACCGCGAGTCCGGCTTCACGACCCGCGTGGGCTACGACCCGGAGACCGGGCGCTACGGCATCGAGCGCGTGCAGGACGTGGAGCCGCTGATCCTCGCCAACCGGCAGGACTTCCTCTCGGGCCACGACGGCTACTCGCCGAGCCGGGACATCCAGCGCGTCGCCTCGATCCCCCTCGGCGTCATCGAGCAGTGGCTCAAGGCCGGCATCAACGTCTTCGACGACAACGACTGGCCGAAGGTCACGCGCCTTCTCGACAGTCCGGAGTACGCCTACCTGCGCACGGCCCCAGGGCGCATCTCCCGCCGCCGAGAGCGCCGCGTCTACACCGGGGCTGGCTCCCACCGCTCCCACGCCGAGGAGATCCACGCGATCCAGCGGGGCTACCGCGATGGCGTGAGTTGGTAGCCTGTGCGCACCTACAACGAGATCCTCGACTTCATCGTCGGGACCCTGGCGCGCCCGGCGCTCCGCACCCCGGCCGCGGATTGGGTGTTCATCGCTGAGCTAGAGGCCCAGCGCGAGCTCAACCTCCCGATGCACGAGAAGACGCTGCGCGGGACGCTCGACGCGAATCAAGACCACATCGCGCTCCCCTCGGACGTCGCGAACCCGCGCTACGTCACGATCCTTACGGACCCGCCGCAGGGCTTCCGGGTGGGGTCCTTCGACGACCTGGCCCGCGCGCAGTCGGACCCGACGCCGCGCGACTCGCCGAAGGTGGGCGCCGTCACGGGCAACCGCATCCGCGTCGAGCCGCTCACCACCGCCCACGACTTCGAGATCGTCTACGACACGGCCGGCGTGAATCACCTCTCCGAGGAGAATCAGGAGAATTACCTCTCGGTCGTCGGCGCGGACTACCTGGCCTACACCGCCCTGCTCCACAGCGTCCCCTACATGGGGAGCGACGACCGGCTCCAGCGCTGGATGCTCTTCCAGGGCCGTGCCGAGGACTCGATGCGCCGCAAGGCGTGGAACCTCCGCGCCGGCCACGGACCGCTCGCCATGCGGAGCGACTCGGGGCACCCGTAGATGGGCTCCGGGAGGCTGCGCACGCGCGTGCCGGCGGGGCCCTGGCGGCCCGACCGCCCCCGCACCACGAACCCGAAGGGGCTCACCCTCGCGAAGAACGCGGTGCCGATCGCTGGGGGCTACGCATCGCAGCCCTCGCTCGAGGCGGTCTCCGGCTACACCGCCCTGGCCGAGCGCGCGCGCGGTTCGATCGCGGTGCTCGACACGGCCGGGAATCCGATCAACTTCGTCGGCACGGAGACCAAGCTCTACCGCCTCGGGAGCAACGGCACCGAGGACGTGACGCGAGCATCGGGCGCCTACAACTGCGCGGACGACGCGCGCTGGGAGTTCCAGCTCTTCGGGACCACCCTCGTCGCCGCCAACCCGAGCGACCACACGCAGTACATCGACATCTTGACCGGGACGCAATTCGCGGACCTGCGCGGCGACGCGGCCGGCGCGCCGGATGGGTCGCAGGGAGAGGCCCCGCGCTTCCGCCACCTGGGCATCGTCGGCAACTTCCTCGTGGGCGGGAACGCCTACGACCCGAGCTTCGAGCTCGTCCCCAACAGCGTGTGGTGGGCTGCCAACCGCAACCCCTTCAACTGGCCTGCCCCGGGGAGCGACGACGCCGTCGCGGCCCAGAGCGACCGGCAGCCGCTCGAGGGCAACGGCGGCTGGGTGCAGCGCATCATCGGTGGCGCCGAGGTCGGGATGGTGTTTCAGGAGCGCTCGATCTGGCGCATGGACGAGCGCGGCGGGGACATCGTGTTCGAGTTCACGCGCGTGGAGCCCAACCGCGGGCTCCTCGCTCCGGGCCTCGCCGTCGCCGTCGGCCGGCTCGTCTTCTACTGCGCCGAGGACGGCTGGTACGTGACCGACTACACCACGAGCCAGCCGATCGGGAAGGAGCGCTGGGACCGCTTCTTCTTGGCCGACCTGGACGAGGAGTACCTCGACCGCTGCTCGATGGCATTCGACCCCGACGCGCAGCGCTGGTACGCGCTCTACCCGGGCGCGGGGAACGTGGGCGGGACCCCCAACCGCTACCTCTGCTACGACTGGAGCCTCCAGCGCGCCACGCACGGGGAGATCGACGCGGAGCTCCTCACGCAGGTGCTCAATCCCGTCGCGACGCTCGACACGGGGAGCGACCCGGACGACCTGGATGCGCCGGGCGAGCCGAGCCTCGACTACCGGCTCTCGAAGCCCGGCGCGGCGGTGCTCGGCGCCTGGGGGACCGACGACGCGCTGGCGGCCTTCACGGGCGCGGCACTCGAGGCGACCTTCCGCACCGACTACCTCGACCTCGACCCGGGCCACTGGACCTACTTCTCGAGCGTGCGCCCCCTCACCACGGGCTGCATCCCCTACGTGCGGTCCGCCTCGCTCGAGCGGCTCGTGAAGCAGGACGACGTGGAGTTCGGCCTCGAGGAGCGCGTCGATGAGGAGGGCGGCGACGCGCTCTTGCGCTCGAACGGGCGCTACCACCAGATCGAGGTGCGCATCCCCGCCGGAGGCTTCAACGACTTCGTGGGCCTCGACATCGAGGATGCGGTGCGGGCGGGGACGCGCTGATGGCCCACGGAGGCGAGCACCGCACCCGCTCGGTCCCCGAGGTCTGGCAACGCCCCGACGAGCACCTGCGCAAGGTGGCGCAGACGGTGAACAGCCTGCTCCGCGGGGAGTCCAACAACCACTTCACCGTGACGCTCACGCCGAACGCCACCGAGACGGAGGTCCGCTACTCGAGTGCCCGGACCGGGGTCGTGCCCGTACTCCAGCCCCTCTCGGCCGCGGGCGCCGCGGCGCTCGCCTCCGGGTCGGTCTACGCTACGGCCGAGAACGGGAAGGTGGTCATCCACCATGATGCAGACCCCTCGGATCAACGGACACTCGGCGTCGTCATCGTCGGTTGAGCTCGTCTCGATCCCGCTGGACGGCGTACTGCGCGCGGCTCCCTTGGTAGAGGAGCTCCTGCGCCCCGCCCTGGATCGCGACACCACGCTCTCCTGGCAGCACGTCCTCGGGACCGCGCTCCGGGGCGACTACCAGTGGTGGGTCGTGTGGGAGCAGGACGGCGAGCAGGCCCTCGCAGCCGTCGTCACGGAGATCGTCGAGGAGCCCGCGGCCTGCGTCGCCCGGGTGCTGATGGTGGGCGGCCGCGACCTGGAGCGCTGGAAGCAGCTCATCGGTAAGCTGGAGGGGTGGGCTCGCGCAGAGGGTGCGGGTGCCATGGAGATCCACGGGCGCCGCGGCTGGCGGCGCGTTCTGGACGGCTACGCGGAGCAGCGGGTCGTCTTGAGAAAGGATCTGGCGTGAAGCGCCGGAAGGTGCCAATCGGCGGCGGAGGCGGGAGCTCGAAGTCCCGGCAGCAGACCTACGTCGATCCCTACCAGATCGGCCACCTCCGCAACATCTACGACCGCGCGGAGCAACTCTCGAAGCAGCCGCGCTCGTTCTACCCCGAGAAGAGCTACGTGCCGTACTCCGCCGAGACCGAGAGTGCGCTCTCCGGGATGTACGAGCGCTCGCGGTCGGGGAGCCCCATCGTGCAGGGCGCCCAGCAGTACACCCAAGACGTGCTGGCCGGTCGCTACTCCGACCCGTCCTCGAACCCCTACCTCCAGGCCACCTACGACGCGGCGGCGCGCACCATGGGGCGCCACTTCAAGACCAACGTGGTGCCCGGCGCCTACGCGAGCGCCTACGGGCGCGGCGGCTCGGGCGTCGAGGCCAACCGATTCAGCTCCGCCTACGACAGGCTCGGCCAGAACCTCGGCGAGCTCGCAACCAACATCTACGGGGGCAACTACCAGGCGGAGCGGGGCCGCATGGAGGCCGCGGCCGGGCGCGCGCCGGGGCTGGCCGACTACGACTACCGCGACCTGGCGCAGATGCGCGCGGTCGGCGGAGAGCGCGAAGACCTCGCGGGGCGCGAGCTCCAAGACCTCATGGCCCGCTACTACTTCCAGTTCGACGAGCCGCGCCAGCGCCTCGGCGAGTACAGCGAGTTCGTGGGTCAGCCGACGGTGCTCTCGAAGGGCAAGTCGAGCAGCTTCAACGCCAACGCCAGCGTCCTCTGGGGCTAGCCCATGACCGCGCCGCTCTCGTTCGGCTACACGGGCTACAAGCGCAAGGCCAAGAAGGGTCGCGAGAAGTTCCTGCTCGACCGTGAGGGGCAGGCGAACGTCGATCGCGCCTTCGGGATTATGCGCGGCGGCGGCGGGCGTGGCCCGCAGCGCGCAGGGGAGATGGAGCCGCTCGAGGCTGAGAGCGCATGGGACCCCGTCGGGATCGCCAAGAACGCCGTCAACTTCGCGGTCAGGGACTACGTGCCTCCGCCTGTCGAGCCGGATACGACCGAGCCGGAGACGTTCGAGCGAGGCCCCTACCGCGGCCTCACCCCGGAGGAGAAGCGCTCCGCGGTCTACCACGGGTTCTTCAACCCCGTCGGCCGCGGGATCACCGGGATCACGCGCGGGATCTCCGCGCAGGCGGCGGACATCCGGAGGGGGAAGGCCATCGCGCCGTTCGAGGAGGCGCTCAAGAAGCGCATCGCCGAGAACACGGACCCGCAGCGCGCCATGGAGCTGCGCTACATGCTGGCGCGCACGCAGGCCGACGAGTCGCCCACCTACCAGCGCCCCGCCCCCCGCCAGCTCCACCAGTACCAGCGCTACACCGGAGCGGACAGCCTCGAGCAGGGCATGGCCGTCACGCGCGGCGGCCCGCCCCCGCTCGGGAGCCCCGAGTGGGAGACCACCGAGGCCACGCGCTACAAGCCGGAGGCCGCGGCGGCGACCGCGAAGGAGCGCCAGGACCAGCAGACCGCGTGGGGCTTCCTCCAGTTCCTCTCGGCCATGCCCGAGGCCAAGATGCAGGCCAACATCGAGCGCTACACCAACTCGCCGGCGTGGCGCGCGCTCGTCACCTACTTCCCGAACGAGGCGGCCGCCCTCATGCAGGGACAGCGGCCCGGCGGCGGCGGCGCCGGGGTGGGGGGCGCCGACGGCGTGCCGCCCGCGACGCCCGAGTCGTGGAACGCCTGGGCGGCGGGGAAGCCGGGCGTGCCGCCCTTCGCCGACACCGACGCGGGCGGCCGGGAGTTCTTCTACAACATGTACGGCGGCCAAGGGCGGTAGCCCGTGGCGCGCCCGTCGCTCCTCGAGACGGTCCGGAGCCCGCACTTCAAGAAGCTGGCCCCGGACCAGCAGCGCGAGCTCGTGCTCGGCGCGTACCCCGAGGCCGAGGCCATCGCCGACGAGGGCTGGGGGGAGTGGGCGGGGCGCAAGATCGAGGGCTCGCGCGGCGTCCCCGACGACACCCTCCAGCGCTGGATCGCCGCGGAGTCCGGCGTCGAGCCCCGCGAGGGGCCGAGCAACCTGGAGCGCGCGGGGGCGCTCGCCGCGGACGTGGCGAACCTCCCCGGGGCGATCGCCGGCATCCGCCAGCAGTCGGGGCAGGCGCCTCGCGAACCTGCGCAGATGCGGCAGCCCGCCCCGCCGGCGGAGCCCGCTTTCGAGACGGAGCCCCTGCGCCACGAAGGGGGCCAGCGCGCCGGGCAGGGCGGGGCATTCCGGGCGGGGGCCGCGCGCGGCTGGGCGACGGGCTTCCCTGGGCGCCACGGGGAGCTCTCGGCGGAGCGCCCCGCAGGGGTCGTCGACCCGAATCGCCCCATCACGCCCCCGGGGATGCGGGCCCGGGTCCCCACGACGAAGCGCGCCTCGGCAGCGCTCCGGCAGCGGCTCGTCGAGATGCCCGCTCACCTCGCCTCGGGGCTCCTGCGCAGCTTCGTCGGGCTCTCCGGGATGCGCAGCGGAGGAGAGGCAGGGACGCAGCCAGACCCCGAGCGAGACCAGGGGCTCCGCGACCTGGCCGACCGGATCGACGAGTGGGCCCATGAGCATGGTCAGATGGCGCGCGGGGCCCAAGGTCCCGTACCCCTGCCCGAGAACCTCTCTGAGTCGCTCGTGGAGGCCGTGGGGGCCCTCCCTCCGGACCTCCTCGCCGCAGGGCTCTTCGGGACGGGCGGGAAACGGGCGCTCGGCTCGAAGTGGGGCGCGATCGCCGGCGAGGCGGTGGGGTTCGGCGCCCTCACTGCCTTGGAGGCGTCGAAGCTCGCCGAGGAGGACCCCGAGGCGTACCTCGAGCAGATCGGCTGGGGGGCCGGGATCGGCGCGCTCTTCCCGCCGGCGCGCCGCATGGGGCGCATCGCCCGGATGCCCATGATCGGCGGCGTGGCGTACAAGGGCGCGCCCGAGGAGGCTCCGGAGCACGAGCGCATCTCCTCGGGGCTCGTCATGGGCGCGCTCGCTGGCCTGGGCGGCATGGAGGGCGCCGGGAAGCGCAGGGTGGAGATGCGCCGCGTAGAGCGAGCCCTCCGCGACCTCGAGAAGCGCGCCTCGCAGCCCGACCGGCCGGGGGTGGGGCCCCTCACCCGAGTGGGCGACGCCATGCTGCGCCCGAGCTACCGGCGCCCCACGCTCACCGAGGACGTGGCGGTCCGGACCCTCGACCCGCAGCTCCCGCCGGAGCTCTTCGGGGCCCCGGAGCGCGGCGCGCCGCCGATGGAGCCCGCTCCCTACGGGCCCCGCCGCATGGGCGAGATGCCGGAGGGCGCGCTCGAGGACGCCTTCGTGGGCGGCGTCGCGCGTCGGGCGGCCGACATGGCGCCGGCGCTGCCGGAGCGGGCTGGGGTGCCGGCGCCGCGACCGCCCGATGCCGGCGCGCGCACCACCACCCCCAGCGGCCGGGATGCGGGTCGCGCGAGCGCCGAGGCGCTCGTGGACCGAGGCGAGATCCTGGCCCACCCCCGCGCTCTCGGAGGCCCGCAGCAGTGGGCGGCGACGATGGGGCACGAGCTCGGGCACTTCCTCCCGTCACGCGCGGTCATGGATCGCCTCGACAAGCTGCCCGAGAACCATCCGCTGCGCGCCGCGTGGGCGGAGACGGGGTCCGCGGGCGCGCGCGACACCTACGAGGGCGCCGCAGAGCTCTTCTCCGCATGGCTCACCGACGCCCGCCTGACGCGCTTCGACCCGCGGGAAGGGCGGGACGTGCCCGTGGAGCTGCCGAAGTGGCTCGAGGGCGAGTTCGAGAAGGCTCGCGCGCGGATGGAGGCCGAGGCCCCCGAGCTCCTGTTCTCCGCCGAGGCCGCGCGCCAGCGCCCCGCGGTGGAGCACGCCGGCTCCTTGATCGGGCCCGAGCCCCGCGGCGGCGCGCGAGTGCGCTTCCCCGACGGTGGCGAGGTGCGGGTCGAGAGCGAGCAGATCGGGCGCGAGATGGCCGAGTCGTGGGCGGAGCGCCAGGGCGCGGCGCGCGCCGCCGCGCAGCGCGAGGCCGAGCGCGCCGTGGACTTGGACGTCGAACCCGAGCCGGCCGGGCGCAACCCGACGCCACACCCCACCGAGCCTGCCCCGCCGCCGCGCCCTGCCGGCCCCGCGCCGGAGGTTCGCCCCGGCGAGCCCCTCCCGCGCGAGCTCCCGCGCGAGCAGCTCGAGGCGGCTCTCCCCGCCGCGCTCGGCCGCGAGCTCAACACCGCCGAGCGGGAGATCCTCTCGCTCCACGTGCGGGACCTTCCGGTGCGCAGCGTCGTGGAGGGGCAGTACGGCGTCGACGCCACCACCGTCGGCCGCGACTTCTGGCTCGCCATCGCCGACGCCCGCGACCACTTCAAGGGCGAGACCCTGCGCATCGCCCAAGAGCGGCTGCGCGAGTCGACGAACGGGACGACCGACCAGGCGCTCCCGGTTCCCGAAGGGAAGCCCACCCGCCCGCGCAAGGTCGACCCGAAGAAGATCCTCTCGGACGCTACGTCGAAGGAGGAGAGCCGCTACGGGCTCCAGCACATCGCGGTGGAGAGCGACGGGACCGCGGTCGCGAGCGACGGCCACCGGCTCTACTGGTGGAGGGGCGACCACGGCCTCGAGCAGGGCTACTACCGGCCGGCCGAGCGCGGCAAGGGCTTCGTGCGCTCCACCGCCGAGGAGGCCAACCACCCGGAATACTGGCGCAACGTCGCCGACCCCGACGCCCCGCTCCCCAGGAACCAGGGCACGATCTGGGACGTCCCGCTCGAGGCGGTCGCGCAGGCCGCGGCCGACCTCCGCTCGGCGCGCACCCGCTACGGGCTCAAGGCTGGCGACCCCGGGCAGGCCGACATCCCTGGCGGCGTGCGCGTGAACGCGCGCTACTTGGAGGACGCGCTCGCGGCGGTTCGCAACTTCGTGTCGCGCCCGGACGCGAAGGTGACGCTCGAGGTGGCAGGCGGTGAGAAGCCGTTTTCGATCCGCGTCGACTACAAGGGCGGCAGCTTCGAGGCCACGGTCATGCCGATGCTTGCGGACGCCTCTCGTGGCCGCGGATTCCTCGGCGTCGACTGGTCGCGCTACGGGCTGGCCGAGAAGGCTGCCGCCGAGGCGAAGCCCAAGGGCCGCAAGAAGGCCGGCCGCAAGAAGGCCGGCCGCAAGAAGAAGGGTGCGGAGCCCAAGGAGATGCGCGACGTCGCCGCCGAGGAGCCGCGCACCGGAACGCTCCCCGGCGAGCAGCAGAACCTCATCCCCGGCATCGAGGGCCCGCGCGAGCTCCAGCCCGGCGCGAACCACGTCCCCATGATCGTGCCGGGCATCACGGACCCGGCCGCGCCCGCGCCCATGCGCATCAAGCAGGCGAGTAAGATCCTGGGAGAGCTGGCGCGCGGCCTCGGCATCACGATCGGCGAGGACACGCTCAACATTCGGCGGATGCGCCGGCGCGGCGTGCTCGGAACGTACTACCCGAACCAGCCGGCCACGCCGGACCACGCCTTCCTGCTCGCCCACTGGCCCCGAGGCTCGCTCAACATCTCGCGCTACGGAGACCTCCAGAACGCGGCCCACGAGGTGATGCACGCGATGGTGGACAAGTACCCGCGGCTGCGGCGCCTGTTCGAGGAGCACGAGACCGACGTCGACCTCACTGCGCGGCAGTTGGCGGAGATCGGTGAGGTGCGCCGCCAGACCAACGCCGTCTCCTACGACGTGACGATCCCCGAGGAGGGCCTCACCGAGCTCTTCCGCCTCTGGCTCACCCAGGACACGCAGGGCCACCGCGCCGCGCCCGACGCGATGCGGGTCATGGAGCGCGAGCTGCGCCAGACGCTCCCGAAGAAGGAGATGAAGGCGCTCGAGCAGGCCAAGCGCGACATGCACGAGCACCTCGAGGCCGGGCTCGTCGACCTCTACACCAGCGACACCTCGCCCGTGGCCGACAACCCCGCCTGGAGCCCCTACTGGACGCGCGGGGACACGCTGCGCGAGCAGGGTGTCGACCACTACCACGCGATCCTCCACATGGAGCGCGTGCTCGCCGGCCATCCGACGAAGGACGGCGCCTACGAGGCGTTTCGGCGGCTCTCTGGGCAGGGCGACATGATCGAGGGGATGACCAAGTGGGGGCCCCCCGTCTACGACCGCCGCACCGGGGAGTTCTCGTGGAGCGGGAAGGAGTGGGGTCTCGAGCGCATCCTGGAGCCCGTCGCGTGGAGCGAGCGGGAGATGGACGAGGCGTTCACGCTCTTCCGGATGCTACAGGCCCGCGAGCTCTTCCCGCAGCGCGTCATCGGCGGCGGGAAGGTCGTCGAGCCGCGCGACTTCGTCGACGTCGCGGAGATTCCCACGAAGGAGCTCCACGCCGCGTACCGGCAGGCCCGCCGCTACGCCAAGGCGGCGGAGGCCAACCACAAGCGCGCGAAGAAGGAGGGGAAGCGCCCCGAGGAGGAGATCGAGGCGCTCGGGCGCATCGCGGAGGAGCTGGGGGCGCGCGCGGAGGAGGCGCAGGGCCGGCTCCGCCAGGGCCGCCTCCGCGACGAGTACGAGCGCGCCGGCCCGACCGCGACGCGCGAGAAGAAGTACGAGCCGGAGCAGTTCAACGCCATCATCGAGCGTCTTTCCACTCCGAAGCGGCTCGAGGTGGCGGAGCGCCTCAAGGAGTTCCAGAAGAAGTGGCTCGACTTCGCCATCGCGGCCGACATCCTTGCGCCGGAGCAGATCGCCAACTTCAAGCGCAGGGAGTACATCTTCGGGCTCTTCAAGCAGTTCCAGCCCCGGGTCGGAGCCGACCACGCGGCGCGGCACCTCTCGGGCGGCCGCGGCGGGCAGCCCACCTACACCTTGAAGGGTTCCCCGCGGCCCGAGATGGACGGCCTGGAGGCGCTCGTCTACGGGCCGAGCCGCATCCTCCAGCTCGGACTCGAGAACATCGCCAAGCAGAAGCTCGCGGAGACCTTCTCGAAGCCCGGCGGCGGCATGTTCGCGCAGCCCGTGAAGCCGTCTGCCAACGTGGTGAAGGCGAAGGTGGCGGCCTTCCGCGACGCGCTCTTCCAGCGCCTCCGCAAGATGGGGCTCGACGACGAGACGATCAAGGAACGGTTCGGCGAGCTGATCGACCTTCCGGGCGAGGTCGAGGCGCTCTCGTGGCTCTCGGGAGAGAAGAGGCCCTGGGGCGATGAGATTATGACGGTGCTCTACCGGGGGAAGCCCCGGTACTGGGAGGTGACGGAGCCCCACGTGCTCGGCGCCATCGGTGCCATGCGGAGCCCCACGTCCCTCGAAAACGGCTTCTTCCGCTTCATGGACAGTTGGCGGCGCTTCTACCAGGGCACGATCGTGCTCGACCCCGAGTTCATGGTGCTCTCCAACCTGCTCCGCGACACCATCTACTCGTCGATCGGGAGCCGCACCGGGTCCTCGCTCACGATGCCCTTCCACAACATCCGGAGCGTGGTCTCCTCGATGCGCAACAGCCCGGAGTACAGGGACTTCCTCGCGAACGGCGGCGGCGTCTCCACGCGCTACCACGACGCCTTCTCGCACAAGCAGGCCATCCACCGCTTCGCCGCGCGCCGCAACATCAAGAACGTCGTCACCTCGCCGCGCGAGCTCACCCACTTCCTATCCGACGTTCTGGGCGTGGTCTCCTTCAAGGGGGGAACGGTCTCGTGGGGCGAGGCGCTCACCATGGGGCGCGCCTTCGGCCGGCACTTCGAGGTGGCGTCGAAGCTCTCCGAGTACCGCCGCGCCGTCGCGGGCGGGGAGACGAAGACCCACGCCGCCTACCTGGGACGTGAGGTGAATACCGACTTCGCCGTCCACGGCGCGAACCCGACGCTCGCGCAGCTCGTGCGCTCCATGCCGTTCGCCAACGCGATGATCGCCGGCAACGACAACTTCTACCGGAAGTTCTGGCGCCCGGCCGTGACGCGCGGGAAGTCGGGGCGCTGGGACCACGGTCGCAAGCAGCACCTCCTCACCGCCCAGCGCGTCGCGACCTACGCGGGGATGATGTCCGCGATCGAGCTCTCGCAGATGGGGCAGGACTGGTGGGAGAGCCGGACGGAGTGGGAAACGCTCGCCTACAACACGATCGACACGGGGTTCGTGGATGGCGACGGCGAGAAGGTGATCCTGCGCCTCCCCAAGCCCTTCGAGGTCGGGCTCATCGAGAACATCGTCACCAGCTCCGTCCGCGCCGCCGCGCAGGGCTCTCGCGAGGCGCGCGAGTGGGCGCAGGCCGTCGTCGCGGCGCTCTGGCTCAACTACGGCATCTCCGCGCCGCCGGGGCCGAACATCGTCCTCGAGCAGGTGATGAACCGCAACACCTTCACGTGGGGCCCCATCGTCCCGCCCGACCTCGAGCGCCTCCAGCCCTACGCGCAGTACCGGCCCGACACGCCGCGCTTCTTCAAGCAGTGGGGCGAGCAGTTCGAGCGGCTGGGCCTGGGCGACATGGTGATGGCCTCGCCCGTGCGGATCGAGCAGGCGTGGCGGGGGCTCATGGGCGCCCTCGGCTCCTACGTGGTGATGGCCTCCGAGGGCATGAACGACGAGGGCGTGGCGCTCGCCTGGGACGAGATCCCCATGGTGCGCCGGCTCCTGCGGAGCGCCGACAAGTACGACCGCAGCTACGGGCAATTCTTCGAGTACCTGGGCCAGATGAATACCTCCTACAACACCTTCATGGCCGAGATGGAGCGCGGCAACTTCGAGAACATGGTCGAGCGCCTGGAGGAGTCCGACCCGGGGATGCGCGGCCGCTTCCGCGGAGCCAACCGCGCGCGGCAGGGCCTCGAGGCGGAGGTCGACCGCGTCGAGCGCGGCGAGTACGACGAGGCCCTCCGGCGGCAGTACCCCGGCGACATGTCCATGCGCGAGCGCCGGCGCCGCGAGCGTGCCAAGCTCCGGAGGCAGATCCACGAGATGATCCGCCGGCCCGTGGAGGAGAAGGAGATGCGCGACCACGCGCTCCAGGGGTCCCCGTGACCGAGGTCTACGAGCTCAGCGCGACCGACGGCGCGAACGTCGACCTGGCGAAGCTCGGGATGCCCGAGAACGTGGCGCGCAGCCTCACCAACGACGCGCTGCGCGGGCTCGAGGGCGCGATCCGCCGCTGGTACGCGGACCCCGAGTGGCTCGACCTCTTCCGGGACTACTCCGGCCCCTACACGGTCTCGCGCGTCTCCGACACCGTCTTCCGGGTCGTCGGGAACGACGTGACCGCGCAGGCGACCGCGGGCCGGCGCGTGCGGATGGAGCCCGGGTCGGTGGAGGCGTTCATCGTCTCGTCGGCGTTCGGGGGCTCGGACACGGACGTGACGGTGGAGGAGGGGGCGGTCCCGGCCGGCCTCACCTCCGTCGTGCTCCACCACTCGCGCGCGCTCGGCAAGCTCGCCTTCTCCGACTCCGCGGCGACGGGCTTCTACCTGCCCGCCACGGCCGACGACGAGGGCATCCAGGCCGCCATCGACGACGCCAGCGCGGCCGGCGGGGGTGTCGTGCTCCTCGGCGACGCCTCCTACGCGATCGACGCCAAGGTGACGGTCAAGGCGGGCGTGGCGCTCTGGGGCGCCGCCTCGCGGGCCGCGTCGCTCGTGGCCGACGCCACCCTCAACGACTCGGTCGTGGAGCTCGAGGGGAGCTGCTCCCTGGTGGGGGCCACGATCGACTGCGCCTCGATGACCAACACCCACGACGCGGTGAAGATCACCGGGGGCGACGCGCTCATCCAGTCGTGCTTCATCCGGGAGCCCACGCAGTCCGGCGTCTACATCGGGGACACCGGCATCTCGCGGGTCACGGTCCGGAGCCTCTACGTCGACACTCCCGGTACCCACGGCGTCCACGTGGACGACGCCGGCTCGAACCTCGACGCGCTCACCTTCGACGACGTCGTGGTCGACCACCCGGGCGCCACGGTGAACGCGGCCGCAGGACTCTTCCTCGCCGGGCGCTTCCACGCCAGCAACCTCCGCGTGACCTGCAACCGCGCCAGCCCGAGCGCGCAGCGCGGGGTCTGGCTCGCCACGAAGAACGCGAGCGGGCTCACGTCCGCGCGGGACGGCGTCGTGCGCGGCTTCCTCGTGACGGGGACGGGGGACGCCGCGCGCGGCATCGACATCGCGGGGACCCACTGCATCGTCACCGACGGCGTGGTCAGGCTCTCGGGGTCCGCCTCGCTCGGCGTCATCGTCGACTCCACCGGCGCCGGCCAGGTCTCCGACTGGAACCAGGTGCGCGGCGTGTCGGTCGAAGGCGCGGCCACGGGGCTCCTGCTCCAGGCCGACGCCTACGACAACCTCGCGAGCGGCGTCGTGGTGGAGGCGGCGCAGACCGTCGGGATCGAGGAGCGCGGGAGGCGCAGCCAGCTCCTCGGATGCACCGTCGACGGATCTTCTGGAGATGGCCTCGATGTGCTCTCCTCCAGCGAGGACGTGCTGGTGAGAGACCTGTGCGTGCGCAACATCACCGGCACGTCCGTGCAGGTTGACGCATCTGCGACACGCCCAGACGTCAGGGACTTGGGCGGAGACTACCCCGACCTGTCGTCACCAGGGCTCGGCATCGCTGCTCGCGAGCGCATCTTCCACTTGAAGGACGGAGACACGCAGCGACTCACCTCAGGTGGATTGTCCGAGTTCGAGATCGGGCTGTCCAACATTGGCTTCCCGACTCCAGTAAACGGGCTTTCCCGATTCCTGGTGAGACTCAATGCGGTGTGGAGCTGGACCAACATTGGAGGCGGTAGCTTCTCGAGTATCTATTTCAAGATCCGCATGGGTCCGAACGGGGACATCTCCGATCCGGTGATCCTCGAGGAGACCGACTCGAGCCCCGGCGGGTCGGGGAGCGACCACACGTTCCGTTTCGGAGCCGTGAACCCGGACGAGCCCAGGGACGTGTGGGTGCAGCCGTCTGCGACGGACCGCCTCACCGTGACTGTTGGCTGGAGCGCCTCCAACGCGGCGCTCAACATCCGCGGGGACACCTCGCAGCCCGGGAAAGAGACCTACCTCGAGATCGAGAAGGTGGCAGACTACTAGGGATGGCCGAGCTCTACGACCTGTCTCAGACCGACGGCGCCAACGACGACGGCGGCCTCCTCGGTGCGCCCGAGGGCATGGCTCGGAGCGCGGTCAACAACCGGCTGCGCGCGCTCGAGGGGGCCCTGCGCCGCTGGTACGAGGACCCGCAGTGGCTTCGGCTCATGCAGGAGCAGGGAAGCGGCACCTTCACGGTCTCCAAGCTCTCCGACACCAGCATCCGCATCGCCAGCTCGCCCTCGGCCGACGTCACGGGGAAGTTCGACGTGGGGTCGCGCGTGCGCGTCTCTGTCGGGGTCTTGGGCCGCGAGACGGGGCGCGTGGTCTCCCGCGCCTACGCCGACCCCAACACGGACGTCACCCTCGAGTTCGAGCGCGAGTTCCACTCGGGAGCGGTCTCTGGGACCTCGGGGACGGGCACGGCCGCCAGCCCCGCCAGCTTCACGATCACCGCGACGGGACACGACCTGATCCCCGGGAGCGTCGCGATCTACGACTCGGGGACGCACGCGGGCTCCACGGCAGTGCGCGACGATGGGGCCGGGAACCTCACCCACCCCGTCGACGGCACGGTCGGGTCGGTCAACTACACGAGCCGCGCCGTCACGATCAACGCGCTCTCCGTGGCCTTCGACGCCAACGTGACCACCGACGTGAACAGCCGGCCGACGGTGCCCACGGGCTGCGACACCGTGGAGGTGCTGCACACCCGGGCGCTCCGCGGGGCGGCCTTCCGCGAGGTGGGGACCAGCGGCGGCCAGGTGCTCCTCGCCGAGGACGTGGGCGGGGCGGCCTTCAAGGAGGAGGGCCCTGGGAACGGGCTCGACGCCGACAAGCTGGACGGAGCGGAGCTCTCCGAGGTCTACGACCAGCAGGGGCTCGTTGCCACGTGGCCGCTCCTCACCAACGGCTCCTTCCAGGTCTGGGATCGCGGCTGGGCCTTCGAGGGCGCGACCCAGCCAAATGACGACGGCTCGATGACCGCCGATCGCTGGGCGCTCCTGAGCGAGTCGGACGGGGTCTACGAGGTCCGCCGCCGCCCCGGTCCCGGCGTGGTCGAGCTGAGCCTCGAGCTCGAGGTGGACGCGACGAACCCAGCGCCGCCAAACTCCGAGATGGGCGGGGTCTTCCAGATCCTCGATCGAGAAGCCGCTCGTGCGCTCCGCGAAGTCTCCGTGTCCCTGAGCCTCTATGCCTTTTCCAGCGGTCTCGTTGGCGACTTCCGGGTGGCGATCCTCGAGTCGAACGCGGTGGCCGCCCCGCCTCGCGATTGCATCTCGGCATGGCCCGCCGTGGGCGCGGACCCGACGCCCGCTGGGACGTGGTCGGTGCTCGGAAGCGCAGGATTCACCGCCAGCGGGTCGTGGCAGCGCTTCAAGCTCGAGGACGTCGAGGTGAGCGATGACGCCACCTACCTCGGCATCCTCATCTGGATCGACAGCAACGACGTGAACAGCGGAGACCTCCTGCGCCTCGCCGCCGTGCAGCTCGACGCCTCTCCCACGGCCCTCCCCTATCGCCAGGTGTCGTTCGCCACGGACGAGATGAAGTGCTCTCGCTTCTTCCGCACGAGCTTCGGCGTCGAGGGTGGCGTGTCGAACCCCGGCCCGCGGCAGAACAGCGGCGTGGTCGGCGTGGGCGATGGCGTCTACTCCGAGGTCTTCCCGGTGCAGATGCGCGAAGACCCGACCCTGACGACCTACAACCCGAGCGCGGCAAACGACGAGTGGACGGCTGGCGGAGCCGCCACCGTGGACGTGAGCGCGCGGCGTCTCCAGATCAGCGGGGGGTCTTCGGGTTCCCACATCCACTACACTGCGGACGCGGAGTTCGCCTGATGGAAGTGGTACGCGCGCGCATCCGGGCCCGGGACTTCTCGTGGCTGGCCGACAACATGGTCGACCTGGTCGCGCCCGTTAACTTGAGCGCCGACCCCATCGCGACGCTCGAGAGCCCGGACTCGGCCACGGCGACCCTCTACGACGACCGCAAGGACGCCTATATCCAGCTCCTCCGGCGCCCCATCGCGGTCGCGGCCGAGGCTGGCGACACCGTGCTCTCCTTCGAGCGGATCGACGGCTGGGCGGCGGGCGACGCAGTCGAGGTGCTGCTCGACGACCGGGTCCACGAGACGACCCTGGCGTCGGTGGACGGAACGGCCAACACGGTGACGCTCGACGACGCGCTGCCCATCGCCGCGCGCGTCGGGCAGCCGCTCTCGATGCGCGACTATGTCGCCGGCAAGACGCGCCTCCACGTGTCGAGGACCCCCTGGAACCCCGGGGACACCATCGAGGTCCGCCTCGCGGACGACACCTTCGAGCTCAACACCATCGACGAGGTCGGGGAGGAGCGGGGCCAGCCCTACGTGGTGCTGGACGCTGGGCTCACCGGCGATGCCGTGGCGGGAGACCGCGTCGCGAAGCCCCTCGGAAGCCCGGTGAACCTCAGCGGATACAACCTCGCCAACGCCGCGACGGGGACCTGCGACTGGGGCTATCGGGGCGTCTTCCCGGCCGGGAGCCACTCGCTCGAGCCCGGACACCGGGTGCGGATCGAGTTGGCTTTCTCGGAGGGCGCGATCGACTACTCGAGCTCCGCGCGGGTTATGGTGAGGGGGTGAGGGATTGCCTCAAGCGGCCGAAACGACGCAGATCCTCGCGGCGGTCCACGAGGTCAAGGCCGACCTGGGCCGCCGCATCGACGGCGTGAAGAGCCACGTCGAGAACCACGACGAGCTGCTCCGCGGAGATCCGCTGGGGGAGACCCCGGGGCTCGTCGAGGTGGTCCGCAGGCTCTCGGCGCGATTCTCTGCGATCATCTGGCTCCTCTCGGTGGCGACGGCCGCGGTGGTCGCGGCGGCCGCCGTGGACGTCTACACCACCATCTTTGGAGGTTGAGCGTGAGCAACTACCGCAAGCTGGTCGTGGCGGCCCTGACAGCCGTCGCCATCGTCCTCGAGCACTTCGGCGTGCTGCCCGGAGGGGAGACCGTCGACTCGTTCGTCTCGCTCTTCGCGGGGCCCATCGGCGCGTTCTTCGTCTGGTTCCTCCCCAACACCCCGAAGAACGGCACGGGGCGCCCGGTCGCCGCGGTCGGGCTCGTCGCCCTGGTCTTCCTCGTCGGGTGCGCGAACACGAGCCTGCGCACCGACGTGGCCCGCGCCGAGTCGGCGTGGACGGCCACCCTGGAGAGCTACGAGACGTTCCTCGAGCGCGACGACCTCCTGGTCGAGACCTGCTACCGCCGCACGGGGCTCACGGGCGACGCGGCCCGCGAGGCGTGCCCGCCGCTCCTGTCGAACGAGGAGCGCGCCATCGCGCAGCAGGTCTACCACCGGGCGCTCGGCGAGTTCGAGGCGCTCGACGACATCGACATGGACAACGCAGGGGCCGCGGAGCTCGTGGGGCACGCGCTCGGGCGCATCGACACCTACGTGCTGCGGCTGCTCCTGCTCACCTCGGAGGGAAGCCCGTGACGCCTGCCCAGATCGCTCTCATCACCGCCGGGATCAAGGGGCTCTTCGACCTCGGCATGAAGCTGGCCGAGATGCTCGAGGGCGAGGAGATCCCGCCCGAGGAGCGCGCGGAGATCCGCGCGCGCCACCGGGCCGCCGTGGAGCGGCTCGACGAGCTCGCCCGCGTGCCGGAGCCGCCGGCCGGCTAGAGGTTCGTCTCCCCGCAGATCGTGCAGGTCCCGACGCCGGGGTCGTCGTCCTTCGTGGGGTCGGCCTCGTACATCACGGCGGAGCTCCCGTCGCCGTTCTGGTGGGCGCAGGGCCGGTCCGGCTCCGGCCCCCCGCCGTCGAGAAGGCTCGCCTGCGCCGGCGAGCCCGCCACGACGCGCTCTTGGGCGGCCGCAGGAGCCGCCTCGGGCTCCGGGGCGGGCTCCGGCTCGGGGCTGGGCTCCGGCTCGACCACCTGCGCCTCCTCGGGCTCCTGGGGGGGCTCCTGGGGGGGCGCCTCGTCCTCGAAGAGGGACAGGAGGGGGTCGTGGGCGGGCTTGGGCGCGGCGGCCTCCTCGCGGGCCTTCTCGTCGGCCGGCTCGACCACGCGGGCCTGCGCGGCGCGCTGGTCCTCGGTGATGAAGTCGCGCGCCACCTCCTCGAGCGGGAGCCCGAGCAGCACGTCCGAGAAGACGGAGTCGAGCGCCTGCCCGAGCGCGCGCCAGTACATCATGCGCTTCGGGTCGGTGCACCACGGCGTCGGCCGCCCGCTCTTGCTGGTCTTGCCCCACAGACGCGCGAGCTTCGCGTCGGCCACGCTGTACTGGAAGCGCTGGGGCTCCCGGTCGCCCACGCGCTTCACCGTGACCTCGCACTCGAAGTCGTCGGGGTACTGGTCGAGCCCCTTCTTGCTGGCGTCGAGTTCGCCGTAGTAGCGCGTCTGCGGCGTGCTCTCGAGCAGCCCGGAGGCGCGAACGATGGCGAGCGCGCCCTTGCCCATCCACGACGGCCGTCCCTCGATCACGGCCATGTTGCGGACCGCCATCATCGGCGACACCCCCACCTCGAGCCCCGTCTGGATGGCGACCGCGACCTGTTCCACCTCCATGTTGCCCGGCGCGAATCCGCTCTTGGCGATCACGGCGGCCATGTCCATGAGCTGCGAGAAGTTCTCGATCTGAACGCCGCGCTCGCCGATCGTGAGCGCCTTCTTCTTCTCCTCCCACTCGGCACGCCGCGGGTCCGTCACCGCCGTCGTCTGGTCCTCACCAGCCATCTTGCATCCCCTCCACCTGCGCCGCCCACTCAGGGAGCAGCGGCCGGCCGATCTCGACCGGGTAGTTGGGCCACCGGCCCGTTGCCTCGCACTCCGCCCACGCGCGCAGCCACTCCCGCACCTTGTGCGCGCCGACCTCTGCGTCGGTCGGGCTGAGCTCGTGAACCATGATCCCGTAGGGCGGCTTCTTCTCCACCGCCAAGAAGTAGAACGACCGCGGCGTGGCCGACGGGTAGAGCGCCTGGAGCCCCGCCAGGTAGTGCGCGCCCTGCGCGTGATACCAGTAGCGCGGGATGTGCCGTTGCCAGTAGCGCACGGAGGCGTCGAGGCACGTCTTCACGTCGAAAATGCAGGCGGCGCCCTGGAAGCGGGAGATGCCGTCGACCCGCAGCTTGCACCGCACGCCGGTGTCGGGACAGTCCCAGACGGCCGAGACCTCGACCATGTCGTGAACGACCGCGTGCTCCACGAGCTCGCGCGCGTAGGGGTGGCGCATGACGGCGTCGCGGATCTGCTGGAGGTGAGCCCACTCGGACGGGCGCAGCGGCGTCTTGTTCGGGTTCTCCTCCTCCGCCGCCTTCCACGCCTTCTGCTCCGCCGCGTACCTCTTCTGCTCGGTGGGCGCGGGGAAGTAGTGGGCCTCGAGCCGCTCGGGCTCGAGCACGATCGCGTGGGCCGCGTCGCCCAGGTTGAGCGCCGGCGAGGGCTCCCGCGGCTCCTGGTAGGTGTGGTAGGCGTGGGCGGGCGAGCGATCCATCTCCTTCAAGCTCGAGAAGTTCGCCGCGTTCAGCGAGTGGTAGAGCTCCCCGGGGAGCCTGTGGCGGGTGTAGAGCCCCACCTGCGGCGGCTTGGCGTCCGATTTCCTCATCCGGTAGACTCCTGTGGTATGGAACCCGCCTTCGGGCGGGATGGGATGGCCCCTCTCGGAGGGCTCATAACCCGACCGGGAGGGGCCGACCTCTCTCCGTAGAGCAGGAGCCTACCACCTCGATGACGCCCACGGAAGCCCGCGAGAAACGGGGCTGGACTTTCCACCGCGCTGCCCAGCACATGCGGGGCGTCTCGGAGCAGCAGCTCCGGAACATCGAGGGGATCGGCGCCGCCCGTCCCACCGACCCACTCGACTGCAAGCTGCGCACGATCCTCGAGATCCTGCGGGTCTACTGGCCCGACGTGCAGCTCAACGACTTGGTGGGCGAGGACACGCTGTTCCGCGTGACGGCGTCGGACACCGCGGCGCGCGGCAAGCTGCGCGTCTACGCGGCCAGCAACTTCGCCGAGGCCGCGGCGTGAGCAAGCCGAAGCGTCGCATCCTCAACGCGCTGCGCGAGGACCGGCGCCGCGGCGAGGATTTGCTGCGCCGGAAGTACGCCAGGATGCCGGAGCTGGTAGGTGGCCTGCTCCGCAAGCACTCACCCGTCAAGCCGAGGGGGGACGGCAACGGATGGGCAGGACGCGATCAAAGCCGAAGGTCGTAGAGCTACCGATCCCGGAGGCGCAGCGGAAGCGGGCGATGCCCGACCGCTGGAACGACAACGAGCTCCGGGAGCTACTCACCCGCGCGGGCCGCGAGGGCTTCACGCTCGAGCAGGTACGCTACGCCGACTCGCAGGTCCGGATCTGGTGGGAGACGAACCGACAGAAGCGCGACCGCTGGCATCTGGTGGTGCTCAACGCGCTGCGGAAGGGCAAGCGCTGGGGTCTCGAGGGGTTCGAGGAGCACTGCCAGCGCAAGGGCATCCGCGCGCAGACGCCCATCACCGCCCAGCGGGTCGAAGCGATCATCCGGCGCAGGCGCGAGCGCCTCGCCCAACACGAGGGAGAGTGACGATGGAATCCGACGTCTTCGAGGAGCCGCTCGAGTGCCAGCTCTCGGCCGCGGAGGTTCTCCAGCGCGGCCGTGCCGCCGCGCGGGTCGCCCACGCGATCGACCAGCTCGAGGCGGAGCACGCCCGCGTGAAGAAGGCCCACAAGGTCGAGGTGGGCGGCAAGCAGGCCGAGCTCGCGGAGCTCCAGCGCGAGGTCCGCACGGGCAAGACCACGCGGCCGGTCCGCTGCGTCGAGCAGGCCGACTACGAGGACGGCATGATGAACGTGGTCCGGATCGACACGGGCGAGGCCGTGCGCTCGCGGCCGCTCTCCGAGAAGGAGCGACAGGTCGACTTCCTGTCCCGCGGCCACGTCGCCCAGCCGGAGCCCGAGAGCGCGGAGTAGCCCCGGGTGGACGCGCGCCGGCAGTTCGTCGCTAGCGTCGCGCACGTGCTTGCGCGCGGCCTCCTCCCGCAGATGGCGGAGTTCGAGGAGGCCGCGCGCAAGCACGGCGTCGCGAGTGTGCCCATGACGCTCCACCTCGCGCGCAAGGAGCCGCCGCCCCAGCAGGCAGACCAGGGGCCGCGCTTCGACGTCTACGTGTCGGTGTCCGCGCCCAAGACCCCGCGCCCCAAGCCCCGGCGCTTCAACCTCTCGCTCACCGAGGAGCAGATGGAGCTCTTCGGGTGACGGACCTTCGCGTTCGCTCCCTCGGTGCCGGCGTCCAAAGCACGACTCTCTACTTGCTCGCGGACCGCGGCGAGTTCCCCAACAAGCCCGACGTGGCGATCTTTGCCGACACGCAAAGGGAACCGCCGTGGGTCTACGAGAATCTGGAGCGACTTGAGCAGCAGGGCACCATACCGATCGACCGCGTATCGGCGGGGGATCTTGGTGAGGCCGTCGAGACGGGGGCGAACAGCACGGGCGGACGATTCGCTTCCGTGCCGTTCTGGGTCGCCGGAGAAGACGGGCGCGAGGCGCCGGGGCGCCGCCAGTGTACGCGGGAGTACAAGATCGACGTGGTGAAGCGGCGCATTCGAGAGCTATTGGGGCTCGCGAAGGGTGAGCGCGCGAAGGGGCGTTTCCACGTCGAGGAGTGGGTTGGCATCTCCGCGGACGAGGCCCACCGAGCCAAGCCCAGCCGGTACGAATGGATCACGACGCGGTGGCCGTTGCTGGAGCGCTTCATGCGCCGCGAGGACTGCAAGGCGTACCTGCGCGGCGTCGGCTACCCGGTCCCCGGGAAGAGCGCGTGTGTATTCTGCCCCTACCGGAAGACCATCGATTATGCGCGGTGGCGGGAACATCACCCTGCGCTCTTCGAGGAGGCGTGCCGAGTGGACGACTTGATCCGCTCCAGCGGGACGATGCGCGGAATGCCGCGCCCGCAGTACGTGTCGCGCTTGCTCGTGCCGCTGCGGGATATCCCCTCGGTGGCCGAGCTGGAGCAGCGCGACGACGCGCAGCTCGACCTCTTCGGGAACGAGTGCGAAGGGATGTGCGGGGTCTAAGTTGGCCCTCCGCTTCTACTGGCCCGCCGGCATCGCCGACCGCGCCCGCGAGACCGCGCCCGACGACCTGGGCGCCCTCGACCTTCTCGGTTTCTGGGCCACGGCGCGCCTGCTCGGCCGTGAGGCCCTGATCGGCCGCCTACCCGGCCGGCAGGGCCTCGTCTTCAAGATGATGCGCGGGGCGACGCTCGAGGCCGTCTGCCGGCTCGCCTCGCGGCGCGCCGAGTACCCCGCGAAGCGCGCGACGGCGCAGATCCTATGGCTCTACGTGGCCGAGGAGCGCCGCGTCAAGGCGCCGCTGACGGAGTTCGGGGGGTGGCGCACTACCCAAGGCCGGCACCACTCGCTCCGGTCGCTCCTGCGCTGGCTCGAGGAGCAGGGCGAGCGCATCGAAGTCGTCCTGTGCCAGCGCTGCCTCCAGCCGATGCTCCGACCGTGGAGCCTCCCGCGCGACCAAGCGCTCCAGTACCACCAGCGCGGGCGGTGCCACAGCGCCCGAAGCACCCCGACTTGATGTCATCGGGTTCTCCTCTCGGAAAGTCAGTCGGCATTGGGTTTCCCCTCCAAGGCGTCGCGGATCGCACGGACGAGACTCACCGCGATTCCGTCCGGAAGCTGCTCAACGGCTTCGTAGATGCGATTGAAATGCTCCGGCTTGAGACTCACGAAACTGAGGTGAGCCATGATCATGTCGGCGCGCTTGTTGCCTTCCATCTACTCCTCCTCCAGCAGCGTAGGGTCGAAGTGACGCAGGTAGTAGCGCAGGCTGACGAGCCTGGAGCTTCCGCAGTCTGCGTCGGGGACGTGCGCGGTTTCGGCTACCAACTCCGCCGCCGCCCGCAGCACCGACTCCGCCGCTGCGAGGCGGGCGGCGAGTTCGCGGATCAACGGCTGGTGGCAGTCGCAGCCGATGCTTGTCTCGTCGAGACACCCTTCTTCCTCACCGCCTTCGATAGCTCGACCAGCGTGGGCACCAGCATCTCGAGCCGCTCGCGGATGGCACCGGCGAGGCGCTCGTCGTCGTCTGTCCTCTGCTCGTCGCTCACTGGCGCCTCCCGTGGTTACATGTGTTCGGGTCGTCGTGGATCTTGCGGTCCGTGCCGTGGCAGTAGCCGCAGCTCGGACCGTGGTCGGGCCGGCTCGTCTCGGGGCACGGCTCGAGCATGGCGGCCTCAAAGTGGTTCGAGACGTCGAGGGCCATGGAGTACGCGACCGCGCCCGCGACGGCCAGCCGGTACGCCCGGAGCGCGATGTCGCTCGCGTGGCGCGCGCGATCGGGAAACTCCCAGAGGTCCCCATGGCTCTGCGCGCGCTTCACCTCGCGCTCGAGGTCGCGGAGCTGGTCCGCGACGATGTTCACGCAGGACAGATGCACGGCGCCCGGGGTCTGGAGCGTTCTGCTCGCGGCTTCGACGCAGTCCAGCGCGGGCCGGAGCAGCGCGGCTAGTCGCTCGCCCATGATTTCCCGGGCGTGCTGGCGGGAGAGGGGGTGCGGGAGCTGCGAGGGCTCGCGGGGGTCGCGGTCGTTGCTCAACGGTCTTCCTCCAGGGTCTCGCGGACCCGTTCCAAGTCGGGCGCGACACGGCCCTGCGCCTCGAGCGCAGCGCGCAGGCTCTCCCATGCGCAGAGCTCGCCAATGCCGACCTTGCGGTGCTCGGTGAACCACGCCCGCACGGCGTCCGGCTCGCAGCGCTCGAGCGCGTCCAGGTCGCCAAGCCGCTCGAGAATCCTCGGGGCCTTCGGCAGTGCGTTCACGGAGCCTCACGGTTCGAGGCCGAGCACCGACGTGCGTCACCTCCACGCGCCAGCGCTCGGCCTCTCCGGGTACCAACACCCGCAGACTTGCCCGGGACCTTCCCGAGCAAGAAACCGCGAGAGCCGAAACCCTACCTCAACCCGTAGAGGCGTGCTAACGTGCCGCCATCCCATCCCACCAACCCGGAGGATTCCATGCAGGAAGCCCACTATATCCGAGAGGTTGCGCTGGCCTACCAGGGCCCGCGCCGCCGTGTAGACGCCATCGCCACGCCGGCAGCGGTGTGGCGGTACTTCCTTCCGCAGATCAGGCACGCGACGCGCGAGACCTTCTACGGGCTCGCGCTCGACGGCCGGCACAGGCCGGTCGGGCACTACGCGGTCAGCACGGGGACGCTCACGCAGTCGCTCGTGCATCCGCGCGAGACGTTCGCGCCGGCCCTCCACCTCTGCGCCGCGGCCATCATCGTGGCGCATAATCACCCGAGCGGCGACGTGGAGCCCAGCGCGGAGGACCGCGCGGTGACGAAGCGATTGGCCGAGTGCGGGAAGGTGCTGGGCGTTCGGCTCATCGACTCGCTCGTACTCACGGACACGGGCTGGTGTTCGCTCCGCGAGGAGGGGGTGCTCACCGACTGAGGGGGTTCGCCCGCTCGCGGCCCGCCCCGATCGGCGCCGGTTCCCCCTGTCGCCGAGGGCCGCGAGCGGGCCTCTACCCATGGAGGCGATGCGTGCTACACTCGCCCGCGTGGTCGCCAATCGGGGCGCGCCACAGAACAGGGGGAAGACGATGATTCCTAGCTATCTGCGCCGCGTGATCCTGCGGCCCTACCTCCCCGGCCGCGGGCCGGCGTTCACGTTGACGCTGTGGGAAACGGGTGAGCGCGACCGCAACGGCAAGGAGCGGCTGCGCTACCGCCTCACGAAGAGCGGCGCGCCGGGGAAGCCCGCCTCCGAAGTGTTCGACGGCGACGACTTCTATGCCTCGCCGCTCCACGCGCTCGACTCGGACGCGACCGTCCGCGCGGTGCTCGGGTTCTTGACGCTCAAGCCGGGCGACACGGATGCCGACGCGGCGCAAGCGGCGTTCGCGCGTGACCACGCGGAGGCGCTCGACTCGGAAGCGCGTCACCGCTTCGGGGAGGACTGATCCATGGGCTTCGATGTAGACAAGTGGCGCGAGCAGGGGTGCTATCGGACCCGGGAGGGGCTCCGTGCCCACCTCGTGCTCTGCCCCGAGACGGGCGCGACGGTGCTCCTCGTGGAAGCGCCCGGGGAGGAGCGCTGATGCTGGGCTACTTGCTCTCGCTCTATGCGCTCGCCGCCCTCGTGGCGCTCGTGGCCGCGCTCGTGCTGGCCGACCTGGCCGGCCGCGTGCGCGACCCGGAGCGCCGGCGCCGGCGTCGCCTCGGGCTCTCCGCGCAACGCGTCGCCAAGCGTGACCGCGCCGCGTGGGACCGCACCCGAAAGGGGGTGTCCTGATGCCGTTCTACTACCTCGACCCGACCCGCGAGCCGCAGGATTGCCCCGCGTGTGAAGAGGGCGAAGTCTGCGAATTCGAGCCCCTGATCGGTGAACGGTGGAGCGTGTGCATCCTTTGCGGCGGCACAGGCCGTCTCGGCGTGGAGGGCGAGGAGCCGGACGTGGAGACCGTAGAGCTGCCGCCGATCCCGGAAGCGGGGATCGACGAGCCCCAGTGGTTCTACCGGTACCCGGGTGTCCGGGATGCGCTGTTCGGCCCCTACCCCACCGAAGCCGCCGCTCTCTCCGCCGCGCGCCGCGCCCACTGGACCAACGCCCAGTCGTCAGCAAGGAGGAACCGACCATGACCGAGACCAAGGCCGATGCCACCCGTCATCCGACGTACCTGAGACTCTCGCGGCGTGTCCGCCGAGCCGGATCCCGCGCGCGCACGGTGCGTGGGATCGTGACGGCGGCCCGGGAGGGACGGATCGCCGACCCCGAGCCGGAGAGAGCCGACTACGATCTGGAGGCAGTCGCGGCCGAGCACGCCTACGGTCGCGCCCGGGCCTACGCGCTCGCCTGCGGGATCGACCTGGACCCCATCGGGGCCATCGTGCGGCAGGCGTCTCCAGACGACGCGCGACGCCGGGTCGACCTCCGCCGGGGTCTCGCGCGGATCGCCCGTGAGGCGGCGGGCTGCGACCGCCACGACTCCGTGCCGGTGGTCGTGCTCGGGGGGCGTCTTGCCTCCCGGGCGCCTGTGGAGCGCGGCGAGGGCTACGGATTCCGTTGGCTCGGCCGGTGGAAGAGCGCCCCGGGATCCTACATTCCGAGCACGCGGCGCGTCGTGGTCGGCTGGGACTGGCTCGCACGCCGCGCTCCGTCTCTCCGGTACGATCGGCCGAGCGGAGCATGGGTGCATGACCATCGTGCCGTGCATCTCCACGGATGCGTCGCCCGCTACGCCTACGATGGCCGTCGAGCGTGGCACGTCACTCTCCCGGACGGCACATGCGCGACGATCGCGCGGCGCGAGACTGCCGGCGCACGAGAGGCGATCCGACGGGTCCTGGCGGACGCCCGCCGCGCTCGGCGGGAGCACGCTCAGCACGTACACGTGTGGGTGACGCCGGAGGATTCGATCCGCGCCGGTAACTGTGCCGCCGAGACCCGGGCTATCCAGCGGAGGCTCGAGCGCGCGCTCGGTGCCGGGCCCCTGGGCGCCGTGCGGGCCGATCTACTACTCGAGATCCGGGACGATATGTATGCCCGCCGTGCGATTGTTGCGGCGGCACAGCGGGCCGCGCGATGAGCACCTACGCCGCCCTCTTCCCCGACCGCCGCGAGGGAACGTGGCCCCGGGGCGTCGACGTGCGCCGGTGCCGCGAGTGCGGCCACGTCGTCGCGGCTGAGCGGTCCGAGTGCGGGCGGTGCGGCGGGGAGTCGGTGCGCAAGCCGCACGCCGATTGCCGCGGCACCGGCCGGCTAGAGCAGCCGGGGACGGGCGGGGTCGCCGGCTAGGGCCCTACACCCACAGCTTACGGGGTTCGACTCCCCGCGTCCCCACCATCGCGCCCCGGGGCTTCGGCCTCGGGGCGCGCATCGTCCGGGGCGCCGGGCACGTGGCCGTCTTGTCCGGGCCACTCCGGGCCCTGGGGCGGCCGCGGCGAGTTGGTCGGGACCTCGAGGCGCCCGGCCGGCACGCCGTGCGCGTAGCGGCCCGCGTGGGAGGCGCGGTCGAGCCCCACCCCCCCGAAGCGCTGGCGCATCGTCTTCCCGAGCTCGCGCCGGCTGGCGACGAGCCGCGCGGCCGGGCATCCCTGCTTGGGCGGCTGCGCGCCGAGGGCGGGGACCAGGTCGGTCGGCCGCACGCCGAGCGCGACCGCGACGCGCGCCAGGGCGCCCAGCGGCACGCGGTCAATCTGTCCGCGGTCGATGAGTCGCAGCGTGTGCGACGTGACCCCCGAGAGGGCCTCAACGTCCGTCACCCGCAGCCCCCAGGCGTTCCGGACGCGGGTGAGCTGCCCCGGCCTCCCCCCGACCGCGCGCGCGCGCCGGCCCTTCGCCAAGCTTGCACTCCTCTACCCGTAGAGTTATCCTCGCCTCGGGTCGCGGTAGTGCGGCCCGAAGCTACAGTCGGGTCGCGGTAGTGCGGCCCGAAGCTACAGGGGGAACCTACCTCGTCGGGCTGCGCGTCGACTAGCGCCCCGGCCAACCCGGGGGGGAGGGTCGGGGCGGCGCCCCGCGCGGGAAGGTCTCGCGCGGGGCGCTCTCGTATGCGCGAGAGGCCGACTTGACGGCTGTGCTACTCTACCCATGGAGGCCGCGCGAGTGCGGCCCATTTCAACCGACAGGGGGAACCATGGATACGTCAGAAATCGTGCGCCGAGAGCTGGGGGAGGGCGCGGAGGAGTCGCGCTGTCTCTGGCAGCTCGCGCCACGGGAGCTGCCCGCGGACGCGCCCTGCATGGCGCTGGAGATGTGGCAGGACGCGAAGGGTCTCGTGTTCTTCCAATTCTTCGTCAAGCAGGAGTGTCGCACCGACGCGCGGTGGTGGGACGCCATCGATAGCTACACCGTGTTCCGCGAGGCGAGGCTCGCGGGGTAGCTACGGGACCATCTACCGCGCGGCTCGCGCCCCCGTCGGCAGGGTGTCGGCGGGGGCGCTCTCGTTCGGGGGCGCGACGCTGCGCGCCATCGCGAGGAGCACGTCGCGGAAGGGCAGCGGCGTCGCGCTGCGCTCGCGCTTGCCGAGTCGCCCCTCGAGCACATCGGCGGGGAGCCGCGGCCCGCGCACGCGCTGGCGCTCCTCGCGGGAGTGGAATCCACGGTCGAGCCGCACCCCCACGCGCGCCGGCCCCCACGTGAGCGAGGGCAGCTCGCACCCAACGGCGTATAGCCACGTGGCCTTACGCGCGGCGTGTCCGTAGTGGCCCTGCTCGACGCAGCACGTCCACCCCTCGTCGGAGAGGCCCGCGCGAATCCACCCCCCGGAGCGCGGGGGCGGCGCGATGCCGAACGCGCGCCATGCGTGCGACGCCTCGGGGTGCTCGAGCACGCCCCCCCACGTGCGGACCGCGGCGAGCGCAGCGGCGAAGCAGCCCCCATCGTCCCCCAGCTTGCGGCGCACCTTCGCGGACGGACCGCCGCTCCAGTACCGCCCCCAGCGCGCGCAGGGCGGGTGCGCGACGACAGGATGCGGGCCCGCGTAGGCGCGCGCGTCACGCTCCTCGCCCCACGCTTCCACGCCGGCCAGGTCGGCATACACCCCGCGCGGATCAACGTAGAGAGCGGCGACGGTGCTCATGGTCTTGACTCCTCCACCCGTAGAGGGTATGCGACGATGGCCGTTGCGTTCCTCGCGGTCCCCATGCTGCGCGCCGCGGTGCGCGAGTGCGGCGAGAGCGCCGCGACGCTGGGGGGCAGCGAGCGGGGCGACGCGCTGTGGTCGATGCTGCTGCGGATGGCGCAGCTCGGCGTGGTCGGATGCTGCCGCGACGTCGTCGAGGAGCGCCGGACGCCCCACGGCGTCCCCATCCGCTGGCGCGTCCCCGACGGACGCATGGTCTCCGTCGAGCGGCCGCCGGAGGGCTCGCTCCGCGTGGGGCTCGACATGGTCGAGTACACCCCCGACCACCGGGCGGAGCGGGAGACCGGACGCTGGGCGCTCGTCCCGATGGCGATGGACGAGGCCGACCTCGCCACGCACGCGGCGGAGTCGCGCGCCCACCACGAGGCGAGCGGCCGCTAGCCCCCGCGCTCGCCGCCCTCCCCTGCGCCCCCGGTGCTCTCGGCCGGGGGCGCTTCACGTTCGGCCCCCAGCGCCGCGCGTGCCACCCGCTCGGCCAGCGCTGCCGGCAGCCCCAGACGCGACCGCCGCGCACGCCCCAGCTCGGCCGCCACGATCGCCCATGCCGCGGTCGCCATCGGCACGCCCCATGCCTCCGCCACGAGGGCGAGGTCCTCGCGGTCGCAGGGGCGCAACCGGATGCGCACCCCGTCCGCCCAAGAGCGCCGCTCGAACCAGCGCGACTGCCGCTCCGAGCGCCCACGTTCGCCGCTGCCGGGCGATCGGTCGGGGGTGGAGGGAGCAGGGCCAGACACCACGCCCAGCGTACCGCAGTGGTGGAAGGGGGCGGAGGGGGCGGGCGCTCTCCTCCCGGCAGGCGCGTCCGCCCCGTGGGCAGGCAGCCAGGAGCGCCCCCGGCCTACTTGACATAATGGAATGTTATCGGACGTGCTGTGGTGGAAGCCGAGCGATTCCGGGGGCTTGGGCGACCGCAGGGAGGGCGGCCCAGGTCCGCCAGCAGCGCGGGGAGGGGGGAGGGGGCCCCACTTTCGCCCAGGAACGGGGCCCCGGGGCACCTCGAGCGGGGCCCACGCCCAGGTTCCTCGATCATTTCGGGCCCCATCCCCGCCCGCTCCACCCGGGCGACGATAGGCCCGTCCGATCACCCCCTTCTTCACTGATCGACGGAGCCGATCAACGGATTTCCCCCCATTCCGCCCAGGGGCCCCGCGACCCCCCTCCCCTCGAAGCCTTCCGGCGCCCTGGACGTCGCCGGACTCGCGCGCGGCGAGCTCGGAAGCGGCCCGCGAAGCCTCCTGGCGGAGCGCGAATGGCCCTCGAGCAGCGCGGTGCGAGCGCGCTGGCGTCACCGGCGAGGCGCATTCCACGTGGAACGAGGGGCCTCGAAGAGGCGAACAGGAGGCGAAGCCGGGTCCGGGATGCAGCGGTGACCAGGTCTGGCGCGGGCTGCGGTCGCAACTTACGTTGCTATTGTCGCGGAATCGTTGTGGAATCCGCGGCGGACGGCGTCTTCGGAGGGCAGCTCGTCGAGCGGTTGTGCGGGGCCCGAGGTCCCTCACCAGCCGACCGTCGCTTCCCACTCGCACTCGCGGCTTGGGTGGTCTTCACCCCGGGGAGCCCTCGCTCCGCACCCGCCGGCGACCTGGTCTGCGCGGGCGCGTGGCCCGCGGCTTCCGAGGGTTCTCGCCGGAGGCCCGCCAGTCCCCGCGTCCCGAGCGGGGCCGCCTGCGCGTCCGCGCGCTGGCTCGAGCTGCCTTCCTGCACTACCTCACCCCCTTGGCGAAGAGCAGGCCACCGATTCTGCGCCCACCCGGCCCGGCTGGCAAGAGCTACAGATCCCGTAGCGCTACGCATTCCGTAGCGTCTTGCGCGCCCGCGCGGGTTGGGGCACCCTGCGGGCTTCGAGTACGACCTTTCTGCACAGCATCCATTCCCCTGCACTTCGCCCCTGCTGGGACCTCCCGGCAGGGGTGTTGTGTATCCAGGGACCGTGGTACGATGCGGGCGAGCCGCGCGGCGCACCGCCCATGCCGTCGTTCCTCGAGCGCGAGGCGAGGGGCAGATGGGGGTCGGTGGCGTGACGCCGCGGAGGCTCCCTCACGCACCCCGCGAGAGCGGAGGCGCACCCCGGGGCTGGAGGGCACCCGGGGTGCGCTACGTTCGGGGCCATGGAGCTCGCCCGGCTCTCCGCGTGGAAGGCGCAGCCAGCACCGTGACGGGCGGCCGACCCGCGCTGCACGCGATCGAGGGCGACCGCGAGCGCACCGTGCGCCGCGCGTTCGCGGACCTCGAGCGCGAGGTCTCCGGCCACCCCGACATCCGCGGCTGCGTGCTCGTCGCCTTCGACGACGCGGGCGAGGTCATCATCTGGAACGTGGGCGCCACCACGCTCGAGGCCCACGGCGCGCTCGCGCGCGCGCTCGTGAGGATCGCCACCGAGCCCGGGAGCCCCACGCCCCCCGCCGACGACGAGTAGGAGGAACGCCATGCCGTGCGCAGGCTACGGGAAGAAGGGCAAGGGCAAGAAGGGCAAGGGCGGCAAGGGCCGCTGACCGCACAACCCAACCCGGAGGGCCCGGCGCGGCCCCGCCAGTCCGCGCCGGGCCCGTTGACCCGGGTCGCCCCCCTGTGGTACCTCTACCCGTTGAGGGGGTAGGGCACGATGAACACCACGCGACGCAGCTTCATGGCGCTGCTGGCCGGCGGTGTCGGCGCCATCGTCGCGCGCGCGTTCGGCCAGGTGGGCCAGCCCGGCCAGCCCGTCCCCGTCCCCACGCCGGAGCCCGACGACGAGGTCGTGGCGCTGGGCGACGTCATCCCGAACGTCTGGCGCTACGAGAGCCCCTACGGCGAGCTCGACATCAAGCTCGCCTGCCACTACTACGGCCACGCCTACCGCCGCGGCCGCTGCGTCGACTGCGGCCACCCGAATGCCGCCTACGCGGGCGCCAAGTCGACGCGCATCGAGCGGCGGGCCCTCGTCTACGACCCGGACGACCCCTACGTCTACGAGGACGTGGTGGCGTGACCGACGCCCAGCCCCAGCCGATCGGCTCCGTCCCCCACGTCCACGTCGTGCGCGAGGAGGGCGCCCTGCGCGGGGAGTGCCGCGCCTGCGGGAGCCAGGAGATCATCGAGACCGCCGCCCAGGCGGAGCGCCGTGGGGTGTCGCTCACGTGGTTCAAGGACGCCAAGGCGTTCACCGGCAAGCACCAGCGGTGCGGGACCAGAGAGGAGAGCGCATGAAGGCCATCGGCTTCTACTGGTGGTGGGACCACGAGACCGCCGGATGGACGGTCGTCGAGGTCGTCAACACGCTTCCCCGGACGCCCGGCCGGACCGGCCTCACCCAAGAGGCGCGGACCACCGACGGGCGCGCGTTCAACCCCGGCCGCGAGGACGTGGAGCTGCGGGGACCGCTCGCCCCTCCCGCGCCGCCGCGCGCGACGTTCTGGGACCGCCTCCGCGAGTGGTGGCAGTCCCGGCAGGAGGGCTCATGACCGAGGACCACGACGCCGAGAACGAGCGGGAGCTGGGCGAGGCAACCGCCGCCATGCAGCCGCCCCAGGGCTCCGGGGAGGAGGTGCTCTCGCGCTTCTCCTACAAGCGCCCCAGCGAGACGGGCGCGGCCCGACACGTGCGGCTCACGCGCTACTTCGAGGAGGTGGCGAGCTTGGTGCTCGAGGTCGTCCCGCCCGGCCGCGAGCAGAGCCTCACCCTCACCAAGCTCGAGGAGGCCAAGATGTGGGCCTCGGCGGGCGTCGCGCGCAACCCGGAGACGCGATGACGAGCGCCGCGGAGAAAATCGGCGTGTTCCCCTGCGTCGAGGTCGCGGACAAGGCCGTGCGCGTGTACGACAAGAGAGGGGTGCTCGTCCGTGATCTCTACTCTCCCCACCCCACCGCTTGGGCGCTCGTGGACCAGCGCTCGCCCAAAGTCCGGGTGAGCCGCACCTACCGCGTCGGGGGCTTCACCGAGACCATGGCCGGCGCCGCCGTGGAGGACCGCATGGCCGACGCGCGCGCCGAGGAGGCGACGGAGATGGCCTTCGGAGAGGAGGCGTACGAGGAGCTCGCGGACGACCGGCTCTTCGGGAAGTCCACGCTCGAGAGCGACGCCGAGCGCGAGCGGCAGCGGGCGCGAACGGAGCGCAACGAGCTCCTCATCGAGGGGTTGTACCGCGCGAGGGCAGCCGCCGCCGAGGCCGTGGCCGAGGAGCCCGCCGAGGACAACTGGCGACACCGCTCCGCCACGATGCGCTGCCGGACGTGCATGTACTACGTGCCGAAGGGCGACGTGCAGCTCGAGAAGGACGGTGGCGAGGTGTCCCTCGGCCGCTGCCGGCGCCGCGCACCCACGCTCGACGGCTGGCCCGCGGTCTACGATGACGACTGGTGCGGCGACCACAAGCTCGACGCGGAGAAGGCTTGAACCTCTACCGGGCCCACTCCAAGTACCTCAACCGCACGGTGTACATCCGGGCGACGAGCCTCCTCGCCGCGAACCTCCGGGCCCACGAGTTCTACAAGGCGAACGTGGGGCAGCGCGGCGACGAGCAGCACCTCTACGTGCCCGACAGCGTGGAGCTCGTAGCGGGGTCCGAGGACGTGCTCACCGCCCGGGACGTGGAGGTCTAGGGTGAACCACACCCTCTACCACTGCTGGCCCTACGACGCGCGCATCTCCGTCGCGAGCTGCTCCGCCAACTCCGAGCGCGCGCGGGCGCTCCACGCGGGCGAGGTGAAGCCCCGGGAGCGCACCGACGAGGAGATCCGCTTCATCTCCGGGCAGAAGGCCCGGCTGCGATCCTGTCTGACCTGCCCCGGCGTGCGCGCGCTCGCGCGCCGCGGGGCCAAGCCGCCGGAGGTCGTCCCATTCGTCCCCGGCATGGAGGCTCGTCCGTGGCCGAATCCTACGGCGTGAAGTCGATCACGCTCTACGACAAGCGCAAGGTGAACCCGGAGACGCTACTCCGGATCAGCCAGGCGAAGGACCAGGAGATGATCGGCGTCGAGCCCTCGGAGCTCGACTCGTTCAAGAGCCTGATCCTGTTCATCCCCCAGGACGAGCCCATGGTGAAGGCTGCGAAGGAGCGCTACGAGCGCGCCACCCGCGAGGCCGACGCCGCCGCCCAGCAGGCCACCGAGGCGGCAGAGCGAGCCCGCAACGCCACCCGCGAGGCCGCCGAGGCCGAGGAGCGCGCCCGCAGCGCGCGCGCCCAGGCGAAGGAGGTCCGCGAGCGCCGCGGCGACCCCGAGCCGGAGCCCGCGACCCCGGACCTCCCCGAGCCCGACACCGACGGCGAGGACGCGCTGGCGCAGCTCGAGGACGCGGCGAAGGGCGGGAAGTGAAGCCCGCCCGCTACAAGCGCGAGACCCACGAGATCGAGGCGCTCCAGTACACGGGCGAGAACCTCGACCAGGTCCGCGAGTACGTGGGGAAAGGGCTCGTCCACGTCGAGCGCAAGGAGACGGAGACCATCGAGGGCACCCCTGGCTGCCGGGAGGAGCGTGAGGTCGTGGTCCTCGGCTTCGACCACCCGCTCCACCACCAGCGCAACATCTACCCCGGCTGGTGGTTTGCGAAGAAGGGGCCGCACCTCATTCTCGCCATGAGCGACCGGCGCTTCCAAGAGGAGTACACGCCCGTGGAGGTCGCCGAGTCGTGACGACCCGCTACACGAGCGAGGGTCCGACCACCATCGCCTTCGAGAACGGCATGGGCAGCATGGGCAGGACGGTGGAGATGCACCCCGCCATGCTCCTCGACCCGACGGGCCTCGACTGGCTGCGCGCCGCGTGGCTCCTGGCCCCGACGCTCTTCGAGAGTCGGCTCGTGGTGACGAGCCTTTTCGACGGAGAGCACTCGGACGGGAGCTTCCACTACGCGGGCTTCGGCGGCGACGTGCGCTGGACGCTCGCCCGCCCCGGCGGCGTCTGGGTCGACGGGCCGATGCGCACCTCGCCGGCGGGGCTCGTGGAGCGCCAGCGCGTGATCGCGGCGCCCTGGGCGAATCGCTGCCTGCTCGCCCTCCGCGGGCGCTGGCAGGTGATGATCAAGAACGACCACATCCACTTCGAGAGGGATCCCCGATGAACGACGCGCAGACGACCGAAGCCACCCAGGCCGTGCCCGCCGGCGGCCCGCCGCCCGAGCCCAGCCCCTACAGCGACCTCCCGGCCGGGCTCCAGCCCCCGCCGCCCAAGCCGCGCCCGAGCCCCGAGGACGTGGAGTACCGCGGGAAGGCCCGGAAGCGCGTCGAGAAGATCCAGCGCGAGCTCGACGGGCTCGTGCGCGACGCCATGAAGCGCAACCGGCTGGTGGCCTCCTCGGGAGACGTCTACCGGGCGCTCGAGGTCGTGGTGCGCAGCGTCGAGCACGCGCGCGACAAGGTGAGCCAGCAGCCGGAGCTCACCTTCGAGTAGGCTCTCCCCATGGGCACGAAGTCCGGGAGCCGGAAGCACGCCGGGGCGCGGGGCGCGCGGCAGCCCCTCGCGCACCCGGACCTCGTCGCCCAGACGCAGGCCGCGCTCGAGTCGCTCGAGCAGGGCGAGGTCGACGAGGCGCTCCAGCTCGCCCGCGACAGCCGCGTCGACGCCGTGAAGAAGCTCAAGACGCTCATGAACAGCCCGAAAGCGTCGAAGTCCGTGCAGCGCCAGTGCGCGCGCGACATCCTCGAGTACGCAGACCGCGCGAAGATCGGGCAGCCCCCGGCCGGTCCGGCCGGCGGCGGGGGCGGTGGGCTCACCGTCAACATCTACAACCTGACCGACGGCAGCATCGAGTCCACCAAGCGCTTCGAGAAGGAGGTGCGCGACATCGAGGCGGAGGCGCTCGGGGCCTTCGAGGAGATCGCGCCCGAGCCTACGGAGCAGGACGAGATCCAGCCCTCGTTCGCGCCGGAGGGGCCGTGACCACGCCCGAGGAGGTCGTGGCCGGCCTCATGGAGACCTGCGACTACTGCTCGGCCGCGACCTGCTGCGGCGCCGTCGCGCCAGGGGTCTTCCCGAGGAGCTGCACCCGGGAGCCCGGCCACCCGCCGGACTACCACGTCGCCTGCGGAGACCGCCACGAGGAGCGCCGGTGGCCCGTCTCCTCGTCGGGCTGACCGTCGCGCTCGGGGCCGGGGTCGTCACCGCGCTCCTCCTGCGGCTCGCCACCGGGTAGGCGATCGGCGAAGCTATCCCGGAAGGAGGGACGCCCATGCTCCGCTACCTGGCTCTCATCGCCCTGCTCGCGGCCGCCTGCCCGGCGCCGGCCTACGCGCAGAGCTCCATCGACAACTTCTCGGACTGCCCGGAGGTGGCGGGGCTCCCGGGGAGCGCCGGCACCCAGACGGTGGCCGCGCCCGGCGACAAGGCGTGCTTCGACTTCGACTCGGACGTCTCGGCGGGCTTCGAGTCGGGCGGCGTCTTCGTGATGAACGGGCCGGCCACCATCTGCCTCGACCCCGACCTCAACGGCACCGGAGGCTCGGCGGTCGTCGACATCCAGCGCTGCGTGACCGAGGCGGTGGGCGACGCCACCTGCTCGGACACCGGCGCCGCCGACCTCACTCTCTCCTCGTCCAACACCTGCGCAGCCGTCCACCGCGGGACCTGGAGGCTTGAGGTCACGACGCCGCCCAGCGGCACCGAGGACGCCCGCGTCGAGATCCGGAGGTACTGACAACATGCGCACCTTCCTTCTCCTCCTCGCGACCCTCCTCCTTGCGGCGCCGGCGGGTGCGGATTCGGCCTTCCCCGGACCCGCGTACCCGGAGCGCGGTGGAGAGGAGGGGGGGCTGGCTCCCGGTGTCGCGAACGGGACCGCCAATCTGGACACCTTCCGCTGGATCTGGGGACTCCAGCGCGTCCCGTTCCCGGATCGCATCGACGACGGCCAGTGGACCGACCTCTACTTCTCGCACGACGCCGGTGGTCTGTGGCCGCAAGGCGACGACACGAACAACGGACTGTCTCCGTTGGAGCCGAAGGAAACCCTCGCCGAGTGGAAGGTCGAGTGCCTCAAGCCCTTCGTGCGCTGCAACGACGATCCGGGCGACAACCGCACGAACGCAGACGGTGCGGATGCGATCTTCGGGGTGATCGCAGACGCCGACGTGGACGTCACCGGGTGCCCGACGTCCAGCTTTCGCGCAGCGCATGAGCAGCCGTGCTTCTGGTGGCGTTCGGGCAGCCCCAGCACAACTCAGCTCTGGGACTTCTCTGGCGTTTCGGGGGGAACGACGCTCGACATCGCGACGATCACCAAGCGCGCGCATCTGCTGATCGAGGGAATCAGCATCACGGGGGAGGACCAGTCTTTCACCGGGGTAGGGACGCCGCCAATCGACACCCACGAGATCGGAATGATTTCCGTGGTCGGGAATCTCACTCTCGACTACGCGGGTGCGCCCGGTGGTACTGGGAACGTCCTCTCTGCGCACGACGTCTCGCACACCGCGGCTTACGGTGACGTCACGTTGCAATACTCCGGCACCTCGACCAGTGGCGGAAGCCCGGCCATCGTGGCGAACGTCTCCGGGGCGGTCGCCTATCACAGTGCAAACCAGGTCGTTGGGTGTCTGGAGTGTGAGGGGTTCTCGCTCAATCAGTCGACAGGCAACCCCGCTTCGTCGCTCGACGCCGAGGCCCTCGTCACCCCGCTTCAAGCGTTCATCTCCGGCTCGCACATCCAGACCGACGGAAACGGCACGAATATTCACGAGCTGGGGAGGGTGACGGCAGACGACACCGGCGGGAACCGGAGCGACCACGTCGTTGCTGTGCTGCTCGGTACTGCCCTCGAAACGACAAACGTGGGCGTCTCCTCTTCGCTGATCCAGATCAATGCTACCGGCGCCAGCAGCCGCGGCGAGCTGCGAATCCTCTACCCCACCTTCATGGCGACAGGTGTAGACGATCCCACGTTTACTTTCGTGAGCAATATCATCGAGTCGGCCGCCGACTACGACATCGTTGTGGCCGGATGCATCCTCGAACCGAACGCCGACAGCTTCAACGCCGGTAGCCTCGTGCGTATCGACGACGACGACTGGGCGGGCAGCGCGAGCAACAGCCTACGCTTTGTGGACTGTCTATACGACCCGAATCAGATCGATCTGTTTCGCATCGGAACCGCCGGAGGCGATTGCCTGGAGGACGATCCGGCGGCGATGGAGATCTGCTACTCAGCTCTGCCGAGCGGTAATGCGGCGACCCTGGACCTCGACAACAACGTCGATCCGGTGTCGCTCGATGCGACCGGGACCGTGGACTCCGCCACCTCGACGACGATCACCGTGGCCGGCACACCGTGGTCCGCGAACGAGTGGACGGACGCGATCGTCCGCATGACTTCGGGGAGCGCGTCGCCGCTCCCGCGTCGGGTCACGAGCAACACCACCAGTCAGCTCACGTTCTCCCCGGCGATGGGAACGACACCCTCCGGCACGGACACGTTCTCGATCGAGCACTACGTGGACGTCGCGGGCCGGTGCGCGACAGACGAGGACGCCGACTGTGAGTCGCACCCTGTGGCTGGCAGCGACTACCAGTTCGCGCTCCCGGAACGTATCCAGATCCCGTCGTTCATCACTGGAGAGCGAGTGACTCGGATCGACGTCAGCCAGCCTGACGCGGGGCGTTCTGCACCGGAGCCTTGGGCGACCCGATAGGATGCCCCTCGCCGACACCCCCACCACGATCGCCTGCGCGCTCCCCCGCGATCCCGCAACGGGCGCCGTCCACGTCCACCAGCTCACCGCCGAGGTGTGCTGCACGGGCGAGGGGGACGGCTT